CAGGTCTCCTGGAGAACCTCGAAGTCTGTCTTCGATGCGAGCTCTACGACGCTGGGTTCGCGGTGGCCGATAGCAGGAGAGTCTGCGGTCTGCTTCCGAGCCTCGAACCGACGGCCAGGCTTGTTAGTTAGATCCGGGAAAGCAGAATGGACAGCTTTCTGCAGAACGTCCTTGGTGAGCTCTGGGCGCATCGCAGAGATAACGTTCTCAACTGCTTCAGGAGTCGGGGCTGGACCGGTAACTCCCAGCAACGCTCTAGCATCGTCCGGGGAGAGGATCCCAGACAGCACCAGAGCGGGCAGTCCGACGCTGGAGAAGGGAGAGGAGGCTGCATCGATAAGAGCTTCGTCCTTCTCTGGGAGGCTGGGGAGGCGAGTGCGTTGGCGAACCGCTCGCTCAGTCTCTGCGTCCATCGTTATGACGCCGGCAGTGACCATGGAAGTCAGGTCGGTGATCGCCAGAGCCTGCTCACCTTGTGGGTACGACCACTCGAGAAGAGGTGCCTGCTCGTCTTCGCCGAAGTTCCAGTCGACCAGGTCGTTGATCACGTGCTCGTTGGTGGTGTCGCGATACCAATTCGCGATCGCCTCGACCAGCATCTGGAAGAAGTCAGCGAACGTCTCGCCGAGGGCACGGCTGCCCGTCTGTGTCTGCCCAAGCTGCACGACCATAGCCATGAAGGTGCGTGCCATGCTCTCGTCGTAATAGCGGATCGAAGCCATGATGTCAGGGAGAGTTCCACGTACACCCTCGATACCGACGGTCGCTCCGTTGGCCAGGCCGACTCCACCGTTCTCGCTTGCACGCATCGACTGAGCCAGCTTGGCGTACTGGGCCGGATCTCCGCCGGGAGGTGCCGTGGCTGTGGGGATACCCAAACCGAACCGCTCGTTCTTCATCGAGTCGACACGGAGCGCTCGGTCCTTCAACACCCAGTCGCGGTACATCGGTCGGAGCATGGAGCGACCGTACCAATTACTGCCTTCACGCTTCCACACGTAGGCAGCGAGCGCTGATACGGGGATCTGAGGAGTGGATTCCCGGAGGTAGTTCAGACCTTGCCTGATGCTGGTTCCGTAGAACTTCGGGATATGCCCGAACTGGTTGATGCCCGACAGTCCACCATCACGAGAGATGAGGATGTCTTGGATAGAGCCTGGCATGCGAGGTGCGAGCTTGCGGAGACGCCAGCCATCTTTCGCCAGGTCGAAGTTGTCCGTGTCTGGCACTTGCTCAAAGAACATGTGCCCGTACCAAGGAGCAAGGAGAGCATGCTCTAGGTGGTCACGGTGCTTGAACCTCCGACGTGAGCGAGGTGATACTTCATTGCTCCCTTTGATCGGTATCCCGAGGTCGGTGCTGACCTGCTGTACGACTTCGTCCCGAGCACCGTTGGGGTTCAGGGTCCATTCCATTCGGAGGATCGGCATCGTGACGGAGTCACACAAGCTACTGACCTGGGAGTCAACACGCATTTGGTTTACAGTCTGCACTCGCTGGCTTCCGACCCACGCAGGTGGTTCTGTAGAATCAGCCGTGCTTACAGCGAAAGAGCTCCACCCTGGGAGAGCCTCTACGCTTCCGATCTCTGTTTTGGGTGCTAGTGTAGCCAACTTGATCTCCTTGTCACCATTGTATGCCCAGGATATCGCTCGTTATCATGCGCTGTATATGATGTTGATTCGTGGTTCCGTCCGGTCTATCTGGAGCAAGAGCATACGCTAGCGCATCCCCTCGGTCAGGGCTGGACACCCCACGAGACTTCATAGCGTCTTTGCCTTCGATAAGGATCTGTCCCTGGCTGTTGATCTTGTACCTGACGTTTGAGAGTTGAGCGAGTAGGTCGTCGTCTTCAGGATCGATGTCGAGCCAACCATCAGACCCGTTCCCACTGGGACCGGCGAACGCTTCGCGCATGTTCCACCACAACTCTGCTCGCTTGTTTACGAAACGTGGCTTGCCGTTCGACATCAGTTGCCGGGCAGCAGCGCCGCCGATGATCGCCACTGTGGGGAAGCCTTGCTCCTTCAGGAGGTCCGTCACGCCGCCACCCACACCAACATCATCGATACAGATGACGGGAAGCGTAGACCCCGATTCTTGGTGCTCCATGCTTCGCTTAGCAATCACACCTGCAAACTCAGTGATAGGTCCGTATGCGATGTCCTCAACAACTCTGCAATGCCCACCTTGACGGAGTATCAGGATGCTGTGATCGACCCCGTACCGGGCAACGTCAGCGCCGAACTGAGCAGAGTTGGGGGTCACGCGAACTTCTCTCGCAGCGGCAAGCGTCAGCCAGTGTGGGTTGATCAAGGTGTCTGTCGTGACTGTGGGGAAACGACCTCGAACCTTGCTCTGGAAGATCGGGCTGTTGACACCCCAACGCTTGATTCTCTCTGCAACCCAGGTGGGTGAGACCAGTAAGTCTTTCAGGTCTTCGGGGATCACTTCGTCCGTCGGTGAGATCCCTTCGCTGATCATATACTTCTTCAGGTCGGGGTGCTTCTCTACTTCTTCCCGGTTGAACCTCGGCGAGGTAAGAGCATCGATAGGAACGACGTTCCAACCAGACCCCGGTTTGCATACTGTGTTGAAGTGTGAGTTGGGGTCGTCCGGGTTCCCCACAGCCAGAACTCGAGCGTACTCGTTGGTTGCGAGAGAGTCGACCGCATCGTACAGCAAGCGTGGGATGCCGCAGGCCTCGTCGAGGATGACGAGAACGTAACGAGCGTGGATGCCCTGGAAGCCTGTGGCGTCGTAATCGGATGGCTTGCGACCGTAGGCAACGAGCTCGGAAACGCCACCCTTGTGGCCGATCTTCCATTCGTTGGCTCCGGTGACATAACCGAACAGTTCAGCCTTGCGGTGAGCACGACCAATCTCACGCCAGAGGATTGCCCCGACTTGAGCTGCAGTAGGGGCTGTCGTTACGACGAAGGCGTCCCCCTTGGGGTGGGAGTCCAGCCACCAGGCGGTCAACCTTGAAGCTGTGAAGGACTTCCCGACGTCGTGACAAGAAGGAACAGCAGTGTATCGGTTCTCCACGACAGAGCGCATGATGGCTCCTTGATCGCGAGTGATCCATTCGTCCATCTTGTCGCGGACCCACTGAACCGGATCCTGCCCGTAGGGGTCAGTTGGAGGGTCGAGCCTGTTTGCTAACGCTTCAGCCCAGTTCAGTCCTGCAGGCGTAGCGAGAGTCTTCATGATTGCTACCCTACCTCAGAGCACCAGCTCTTTTACGAGGTGGACTGCGGCCGCAGCAAGCTGCTGGATTGCTTCGGTCTGTTGGGCGTTCGACATTTCGCGCACCTGCTGAATCCTTTCGAGCGCCTCGACTGCCCCTTTGATTCGTTCGGTCACTGCGTCGCGTTCGGCCTGCTCGGCGTCGGCTTTCAGCTCGGCGTCGGTCTTCGGGCGGACCGTCCAAACGACAGTGGAAACATTCCCGACTGTGACAACGGTTCGATCGTGGCTTTCCTCGGCTGTGTCTTCTGGCCGTGGAGTCCTGACCATCGACGCCCAAACCTGAACCGGTCGGCCGTCCACCAGATCGACCGACGACGACGTATAGCTGACGGTCTTGGTGTCTTCTGGCCGTGGCGTTCTGGTCACCTCAAAGATTCCGAACGTTGCAAGAATGGCCGGGTCCATTGGCCGGATATCTATGTCGCCGCCATCAGTGTGAATGATGGCGGGCACCTTGAACGGGTAAGCCATAACGCCGTTTGTGACTTGTGCGAAACTCATTGCGCGCCTTTCGATTGAGTGTCCATTCAGATTGCGTACCTGACAATGACAATGCCCGAACCGCCATCGGACCCGGCTCGGTTGCTGCCACCGGCACCACCGCCGCCGCCGCCCGTGTTGACCGTTCCAACGATTCCGTTTTCGTTGTAAGCACCGCCTGCACCGCCGCCACCCGTACCGCCTGCGGCACCTGCACCGAAACCGGTACCGTCGAGACCGCCGCCGCCGCCACCGCCAGCAAAATAATCCCCTGAGCCTGACGGCCATTCTTTGCCGTCGCCGCCAGCGCCTGGAGAATTCGGCGACTGCGTTGCATCGAACCCGACCTCTCCAGCACCGCCGCCACCAGCGCCGTTGTCGTAACTGCTTGAAGTCTGACCAAAGCCGCCACGGAATCCCTGGCCTGCGACCCCGGTGCCTGGTGTCGGTGTTGTTTCACGAATGGAGCATCCACCGCCCGAACCGCCATCCTTAGCGTCGCCTGTTCCGCTGAGGTCACCACCGCCGCCGCCGCCGCCGTCAGTCACGACGAGCGAGCCGATAGAAGAATCGGCCCCGTTGAGACCGGGAGAGTTACCGCCTGAGGGGTTTCTGACTCCGCCGTCTCCGACGGTGATTGTCTGCGTAGCTGAGATCGTTAGTGAGGTTCCTTCGCTCATGCCGCCAGCACCGCCGCCACCGCCGACGTTGTTACCGCCAGACGCACCGCCAGCGACGACCAGATATTCGACAACACCACCAGACGTGACCGTCAACGTGCCCGAAGCCGTAAACGTGTGATATTTGAATCCGTCGCCCGGTGTGGTCTCGGTGCCGCCAGACATCACCGGACTACTAGCCGAAGATGTCACATGCGCTGAAGCAAATATGCCGAGGCTCATGGTGTCGCCAAATCGCCGACAGCCAACCACGTGTCGGTCGCTATCTTGCGCAACGTAACCCCCGAATACTGGTCACGAAACACCAGCGACGGCGTCGCATTAACCGTCACCCCCGCACCCGCGGCAATCGTCACGATCCCGGCACCGAGGCCAGCCACATCGACAAACGAACCGACCGCAAACGCCACATCACTATTCGGTGGAACGGTGACCGTGACAGCCGAACCATTCGAGCAAGTCACCAAGCCATAAGCGTCGGTCAATACCAACGTAACCGCCGTTCCAGTCTGAGCGTTGATTGCTTGCGCTGGGTCAACGGCGAGGTTGAAACCAGCGGGCACCCACTTCTCGCCATCCCAAAGTTTGAGGACACCCATCAGAGACCACCCATCGGGTTGCTAGTCAATTCAATCACGAGAGCCGTTAATCGTTCGATCTGTCGTCGCATCTGTGCAGGGGTCGGGTTGGCGACTTCAAGGTAAGTCGGCAATTCTGCTGCGATGACTTGCAGCCTGGCCCGTTTGGCTTGCTCTGCTTCGGCCTGGATGCGTCGGTCTGCAAGTTCCTGGTCAAACGTCCATGCCTCGGTGAACGTGTCACCAAACCGGACGACGCTGCGCGCATGGTCAACGCTGGGCCGGTCCACCTCAATCAGCGGGAAGTATCCGGCGTCTAGGTCGGCAGGGACGAACCGGCCTTCGTTGTCGTCGTCTTGAATCCAATGGAGCTTTGGGGGTTTCCCGAATCGTTGAGTAACGGTTATTCTGTCTTCGCTGTAAATCGTGATCATGGCGTTGCCTTTCATGGTGTCCCGTAATGGTCCTGCGACCAGGCCAGCAAGCTCGATTGTTCGGTGGAGGTAAATGCGCCGTTCTTTACACCAACAAAGACGGCCGACTGCCCAGTTCCTCTGTAAGTTGAATTAAAAGTTCCGACAGTCAATCGAGTGATGTCCTGGGTTCCAGCGTTCTCAACCTGACCACTACCATCAATCAGGTACTCGGAAGGCGCTCCGGCTGCGTAAAACGTATGTATATGAGCGTCTTGGTCACCGGCGACAGCCCCAGAAAAGCTGCCCCCGGCAAAGGCCCGCCATGAGCCCTGATGTATCCACCCGAAAAAGGCGCTTTGGCCGCTAAGCCATAACGCAACTCGGTTTGCTGAAACGTTCCGACTAATTACCACAGCCGTAAACGGCTGCGCAACTGCCATGTATGCGTTTAGCTTGTCGTCAATGCCAGACATAACTATTGCAGGCGTTCCAAATACGGAATCGGAAGCGTCGTATGTCGGCGGGTTAGTTGACTCAGTCAGGTCTGTTCCGCCCGAAACTTCATTCGGCCACGTCGGAACAGAATCACCATCAGCCAAGCCAAGCGCCTTGAACGCTGTCCCTTCTGTCCAATACAATGACTGCCAGGTGATGTCTGTTTCAGGGTTGAACCCGCCAGCGCTTTGCTCTGCGATTGCTCCCAATGCTTGCAACATCATGCCGTCTGACCTCCAGCGATGATCCACGTGTCCGCCGAGGCATCGGCGCACGTTAGGAGCAGGCTCTTGTTCTGCGGGATTGTCAGGTTTGGTGACGACCCAATCAGCGACAAGCCTGTGACGGACACTGTGACCCCACCAGCGCCAGCAGCAAAGATGCCCACCATGTCGCCGTCGGCAAACTCAACATTAGCGAACAGCGGAATTGTCACAGTGACTAGGGCAGCGGCCGTCATGATCTTGTAGCTGTTTATGTCAGAAACGGCGAGCGTGTACGTCGTGGCTGACTCGGTAGTTGGGGGAACGCTGGGTGATGCAGCGACTGCGTCAGTGTCAAACCACAACACCGTGGCATCACCAGTCGGTGCGCTCGCTTGCTGCACCAGCGTCCCAATGTTTGCACGGGCCGCCGCAAAGTCCAGCAGATCATTCAGGCTGTTGCCCTTGAGCAACGCACCTGCAAGCACCGAGCTCGAGCCGCCCTGGACGCCCATTGTGTACTCACGGAACTCGGCGAGGCTGGACTGATTGGTGTTGCTGGCTGTGCTAGAAACGAACCACCAGCCGAAGAACGTTGCGTTCTTGAGCTGCGGGTTGAGCACGAAATCTTCAAGCAGCGAACCGGCGCGAGCGAGCACGAGGTTGGCGTAGTTCCCCTGGCCCCGTTGCAGCGCGAACAGCCCAGAAGAGAACCGGAACAGTCGGTGAGCCACCCACGTGGTGCTGCCGAGTGCGGTAACCGTCGTGGCGTTATCCCACTCAAGCGGCAGCTCAGTTTCGGTAGCTGACTCAATCCCCGTTCTCGACATGAGACTGAAAGACGCACCAGCCACGGCGTCGAAGCTCTTGATATGGGCATTGTGGATATCGCCCGTGCCACCGAACTCAAGCAACGTTCCTGCTGAAACGTCGAAGCCGAGGTCTGCATCTCGTCCCGTAATCGTCTGGTCACGCTTGAACGGGACACCTGCGTCCAGGAGAAATGTGTAGATATCTCGCAGGCTGTTGGAATCGTTGCCGAGCGGGTTGTTGAGGTACTCGAACGCGATCACCTGGTTCGTGCTGGTGTTCACGCCGATACGCATCAGGAATAGTTTGCGACTCCAGTCTTCGCGGGTCGGCGTAGTCGTCTGCTGCTGCAGCACACTGCTGGAGTCAAGGTAAACATACGTTGAGCTCGCGTTCAGGTTGTTGACCGTGACGCCTGTGGCACCAGCGTAGATTATATGGAAGAAGCCGAGGTCGCTGTAGATCTGCCCATCCACGGCAGACAAGTCAAACGTCGTGCTGTTGACTGCTGCGGTGTAAGTGACAGCCACGCCGGTACCGCGAGCCTTCTGCAGAGCGTGATCTACGGCGTCGGCGAACGCCTGCAGGTTTGTCTCGCTTGCGACCACAAGCGCTGCGTCTGAGAGCGTCATGTTCGCGATATCGAAGGTCGGTGAAGCCCCGCTGGCCACGCTCTGGTTGAGCGCCTTGACCGCCGCGACCGACTGGAGCTCAGAATCCATCAGCGCCCCCGCACCTTGCACGTTTGCAGCGTCTACGGTTGCATCAGAACCAGCGGGGCCAGCCACGGTGGAGTCAGCGCCTGCAGGGCCAGCCACGGTGGAGTCAGCGCCAGCGGGGCCAGCCACGGTGGAGTCAGCGCCAGCAGGTCCAGTGGGGCCAGCCACGGTGGAGTCAGCGCCAGCAGGTCCAGCCACAGTGGAGTCAGCGCCAGCAGGTCCAGTGGGGCCAGCCACGGTGGAGTCAGCGCCTGCGGGGCCAGTGGGGCCAGCCACGGTGGAGTCAGCGCCTGCAGGGCCAGTGGGGCCAGCCGGTCCCTGCGACACTGCAAGATTGAGGAGGATAGTCTGAACCGTCGAGGAGACGCTGCTAGCTGCCCCCGACAATACGACCTCTATAGTGTTCACGCTGCCACCTGTGGGCTCAGCGTCGCCCCTGGTGATGTCTGCTCGGACAGATGCGGAGAAGTAGAGGATGGTCCCGAAGGTTGAACCCTCAATATCCCCCACGATCTTATCCTCGAACAGTCTGGACTTATCCCCCGAGAATGAGAGGCTGAGTATTCCGTCCGCTGAAGCGCTCTCATCTACGACGAGATCAACACCCACCGAGGAAGTCGGGAAGGAGCGAACCGTTGAGGTCCAAGTGGATAGAGAAAGATCGACCGCTGCGCCATCACCATCAACGACGCTAAGTATGATCGTGCGCGGGTCTCCTCGGGTGATGCGAGGTAGTTTGACTTCAGCGATATCTGCCATAGCGATTACAATATACCTGACTCGGGTGATGTCTGCGACGACTCGTCCAATGTGCCCGGAACAGTTGACACCTGTGCTAGGGTACGAAGACCAACAGAGGAGGGGATAAAGTGACTACGAGAATTACGAAGCTCGACAACTGGACAAGAGGCGGAAGCCCTGGGACGGAACTGAAGTCTTCAGGGCACCGCAGTATCCGAACAGCGCGAGATGGACGGTTTGGGGCTCACGGGGTCTATCACCGATACTCGACCCCTCAGAAGTTTCAGGCTCCTTTCGTTTGGCGAGGTGAGATCAAGATCAGGGAAGTTATGGACCCCCCTGTCTTCGAGGACGGAACTCCCGCTTGGTATGATCCAGCGGTTAACTTCGACATGATCTACCCAAGCAACGATCTCAACGTATTCTGCAACTTCGCTCGTTGGGACGACCATCAGAAGACAAGCTCCTCGGCGGAGATGCGAGACGAGCGCCCGGACAAGCCGTATCAGTACCGCACTGGGGTCGCCTCCCGCACTAGGGAGCGCCTGCCTTTCGACCCCGTAGACGGTCGATTCCATGACTTCATCGTGGTTGTGCTGAGTACATCTCACTACGCCATGTCGCTCGACGGATTCACGTTCTTCGAGATACAGGAGAAGCTGCCCGCGACGATCCCACCAGGTCGCTGGCCTGTGGGGTTGCGCCTGGACTTCTGTGATGTTGAGTTCAGGAACATGACCGTTGAAGAGACCACCGTAACCAACCCACAACCCATCACACCTTTCAGGAGCAACCCGATGACATTGACGCCCATTGAACCCCGACGCGAAATCGACACGAGAGGAGGTCAGCTCCGCAAGGACGGCACCTTGATCCCCGACGGCGGAGGTCGCTTGCGCAAGGGGATGCCTCGCCGGATAAAGGTTGTCGCTGGCACCTCAGGCTCGTTTACCGTCTCAGCGTTCTCGGCATCCAGGCCTGGCTACGTGACCGTGTCGTCCGACGGATCCTTCTCCGGGGAAGCGAACGCTGTTAGCTTCGCTCCGAACGACGTGCGTGAGAACGGAATGCTGCTCGGTGCACCGGACGGGTGCATCTGGGTCAAGGCCACGCAAGACTGCGACATCGCTGTCGACTGCACAGCCGTTGGAAATTAGTTCCTGTCTAGGGTAGCTTTCCAGGAACCGTTGCACTATGATGGTTGTTACTGGCCAACGGGGTCGGTAACAACCAAGGGAGTAAGACATGATAGTCAACCAGTCCGCTGCATACTCGGCAATGACACCAGTACTCGAGCAGATCCGTGAAGACGCTGTCGAAATGAAGCGGATGCGGGTCAACGTGCGCAACCTCCTCCCTGGCGACATGTTTGTCGGCAGCGGGAAGGTCGTCCGTCAGATGTTTGACCACATCTTCGGCGAAGACCTTTTCGAGAAAGCCACCCTCCAGCCCGGTCGGGTGCTCGTCCAGTTCGGCCAGGTCACCGGCCTAAGCGTCGTCAACGGCGACGACCTCCACTGCGTCGAGATCTTCCGCCCCGTGCAAGAATCATGAAGCGCAAGTGCGTGTCGTGCAGTGGTCGGGGTTGGCACCCAGTCCAGTTCTTCACCCCCGAATACGGATATCAGATACTCGAGGACTCCTGCCTCGACTGCTCCGGAGCGGGAGACCTGGTTTGTGAGGCAGAGGGTTCTATCGAAATGGCGCTGGTCCGATGATCCACTCACACGTCCTAGACAACGGCACTGAGGTGCTTGTTTCCGAAAGCCTGGGCTGCTGCGAAGAATACTCTCCGGTCGGAGTGCTCTACTTCCGTGGTGGTGTTGGTAGGTGCACCCAGTGCGCTCTCCGCCTCGGTTGGTTGGACGAACCACTACGGTAACGTCAGCGGTTCCTCCCCCTACTGCTCGGTCATCCCCACACCCTGAAACACGGAGTGGGGATGATCTCGTTTTCAGGGTAGCTTTCTACCAGGAACTAGAGTATGATGATTCGTACCGGCCAACGGGGTCGGCAACTATCAAGGAGTTCTCCAATGTTTGGATGTCACAAGTGCGGCACTGTCGGTTCAACTGAAGCGTGTGCAACCCTGGTCCGGCCTGACGGTGTCCCTTACGTGAACACGGCCTGCGTGCCGGTCAGCTCGTCCGGTGCCGTCTGGGCTCATGAAGATCAGTGGCTTGACACCTTCTTCAATCAGCGCCGTGAGAGCTCTTACTTCGGTGAGGTTGAGGCTGACTACGTCGGCTGGTGGCCTGCGTCTATTTGAACCGGGCTGTTCGTCTCAGAGTAGCTCTGCTCATAGCAGCTGCACGCTTCCCTGAGATGGACGCCTCTCGGTCCTTCCAGCGTAGTCCTACGCAATCCTCGCAGTAGCAGCGTCGGGCGTCGGGGTTGTGACTCATAGCATCTCCTGAAGTTGTAGTCTGCCTTCGTCGTCTGGGAGGTAGACACCGAGGTCTTCATCCATGACGCTGTAGATCCAGCACTGGAGTTCGGGCTGAGCTAGGAGCTCGTCGAGCTCGCTCGGGATGGCGGGGTCGAAGCTGTGCGAATGCCACACGCCGGTGACCCTGCCAGTCTCCCACCAGAGGTCCGCAGACGCCTGAGGGATCAGGAAGCTATTCTGAGGGTCTTCCGCCACGTTGTTGCAGATGACGAACCCTCCGTAGTCCAGCAGGAATCCACAGGCCTCTGACGGGAACTGAGTGTTGGCTTCCTGGGCAATAGCCTGCTTGATGTCCATCAGTTCCCCCTCGTTGATGCGGTGGCCTGGTTGTGGTGACCGATGCAGTGGCGTCGTTTCAACCCACCCCTGTCGTTTCGTTCCCACCAAGACTGTTCCGCTGAACTCGACCTGCAGAGTTTGCAGTGCTTGGGGGTGGGGATCATCGGTTGATCACGAAGACCCAGGCAGCGGCGCTCCAGAGGACGACATAGACGGCAGCGGCGAGCGACATTGCGAGGTCGCTGTCGGAAGGTTTGAGTTTCACAGTATCTCCACAGTGACTAGAGGTTCGTGGTGGCTGTTGAACCAGGCTTGGACTTGCTTATCCTTCTCCAGGAGGACGGAGCCACTGTGCCCTGGGCACGGTTCACCCTCAGACTCCAGCAGGACAATAGACTGGCAGCTACGACAGCCGAGGCACACGCTGTAGAGAGTCACTCAAGACCTCTTGTGCGGGTGGGGTCGGGTGCCAACCCAACAGAGGACTACGTCCCACAGGACCCTGAGCTTGTTTCTCCCCACGCCGTGGCTGTTGCCGCAGCATGGGGAACTCTGTAGGACCCACCCGTGGGGGAGGCCTCCTGCGGCACCCCAGTCTTTCCAGTTCATCTTGTTCATAGCCTACAGCCTACCCCACGCCAACTGAGAAACTACCCCAACCATCAGATTAGGTCGATCTCTATGGCAGTGTTCTTGCGGAGCTCTGCGGATAGTGCAGCGTTCAACGCCTCACGCAAGTCCGGTGCCAAGCCTGCAGTTGCTACAGCGTTGTTGAGCGCTCTGAAGAAGACGTCGCTGGTGTCTTCAGCCAGTTGTATGCGACGCTCTTCGATGCCTGCCTCGAGCGCTGTCTTACAGGCTCGTTCGTAACGCTCGGTCCACACCCTCAGCAAGTTGACGTAGATGCTCGGGACCATCTCCTCTTTGCTGTCGAGTCCCCAGAAGGCGTCGTTGGTTGTCACCTGCTTGGTTTGGATCATGTCGCCTGGACCTTCGATGAGGACCTCGCTGACGGAAGGTTCTTCCTGCAGCTCGCCAACCTTGAAGCTGAGGACACGCATCATCGAACCAGAGATACGGACGACCTCGAGCAACCCATCTATCGGGTGCTGATCGGGAAGATCGCATTCCCGCATGAGGTCGGCTATCTCCCCCTCGGCAGACATCATGGCGAGCTTATGAGATGCCGCCACCTTCGTCTTGGTCAACGCTCCGCCGTGGGAACGGCAAACCTCCGCACCGGCGATGGGTGCCTTTGTACAGGGCACCTGTCTGTCAGTCCCGGTGCGGTGTGCCTTGCAGGCAACGTTCCCGTGTCGGGTGACGTGGATCTTGCCGCAGTCATCACAGATCTTCTTTGCTCGGCTCACTTCTACTCGGCTTTCTTGAGGGGGATGGAACGTTCGGATTTCTTAGAGCACCGATGCATGACTTCCTTGACGCCGCTCGGTTGGGTGGTCATGAAACCACAGCCATTGGCGTGGCACTCCCAGAGTACTTCGTTCATGAAGTCTCTCCTCTTTGGTAAGTGAACGGCCAGTCAGGTGCACAGCCGTAGTTCGGTGCGGTCCAAGGTCGCTGCCCACACTCGGCATACAGCTCAAGCATCACGTCGAACTGCATCCCGATGTCCATGCGGAGCACGTCCTGACTGCAAGTGAACTCGGGGCAAGCCAGGCCATCGGCTGTCCGGTAGTGGATGCCGTTGATCATGAAGAGACCTGTGTCGCTTCGGTGGTGAGGTGGGCCTGCAGCTACATGCGTCACGTTGCAGTTGGCGTCGGTCCGATCCTGTCCCTGGATGAATGGGCAGCAGTTTGATTCACGCTTGGCAGTTGGCACCAGGAAGGCGATCACCCGAGGCTTGACGCTGAGTTCGTGTAGCTTGTCCTCGACCCACTGGCACTCGAACGCAACGAACGATGTCGGCCACGCTGGCTCCGGCGGTGGAGGTGGCGCGACCATCCGGCGCTGCTCACCCCTCACGGCTGGTTGAAGATCGCCCGCTGCTGCACTGGAGAACATGCTGAGGACAGTGGCGATGATGATGGCGATTATCAACGCTCAACCTCCAGAATGATGGTGTTGGCTACGTGAGGCTTGATGACCATCTGGACTTCGGTACTTCGTACCTGTATGCCACCTTCACCGAACTCTTCAATGCCGAACTCAGTGCCGTTGTCTGTCACGACCCGGAACCAACCTTCAACCCCTGCATCTTCCCATTCCCTCTTCTTGAGGTTGTATGTCTGCACCTTCATCCGTCGTACCTACGAACGTCTTCCAGGGATTCGCGTGCGTCCTTCTGATCTGCCGTCAGCTCTTCGTAGCTCTTCACTTCAGCTTCCATTCCTTGTTGCCGGAGAGTACCTTGTTGAAGGACTTGAGCATGCTCTTGATCCAGGCTTCAGGCTTGCCTTCAGTCCACTCGCTGCGTGCGTCGTCGGCGAACACCCAGACGTACTTCACGTCTAGAGTGTAGTAGAACCGGGGTCCGTCGTGGAGTACGACGACGTTGCAGTCGAGCTTCGGCCCTGGGCAGGCGTCGGGCGTCCGCATGGGTTCCCCGAGACGGTGGTTCGTGCACCGGTATCCAACGACTGGTGTGTCGCTCATGTTGAGCTCTCTTTCGTTTGAGGTTTGCTACAGCCTACCCCAAGCTGCTGGGAGACACTACCCCAGGTCTGTAACAGCGATCATGAAGGCGAAGACGACAGCCAGAGCCACCAGGATCGACCTAATAAGAAACGGCGTCACAGAGCGAAGCACGGAGCGAAGCACGACTGATCCCTGAAGCTCCGAGCTTCTTTGCGATCGCCTTCAGGTGAGGGTTCACGGTGCCGTCAGAAATCCCCAGCTGCTCGGCGAGGTCGCGATATTGAACGTCGTTCAACCAAAGGTTGAGCACCTCTTGCTGCCTTGGTGTGAGTGGTAGTTGGTCTGCCATGGAGCTTAGGGTACTGTGCCCCGAGGCAGACCGGTCTAGAGACATAGCCTGCAGAAGTCTGGCACCGAGACATCGTTGGGCTCGAGGATGTCGTCAGACTCACGTCGAGGGAACGGTGCACACTTGGCCCTGCCTAAGGGGAAGCGCTCGGTGTCAGGGTCGTTGACGAGCCTGTGAGCTTTCCCCCTGGGCAGCTTGAAGCAGATCAGGTGCACGATTCGCAGACCTCCGGATTCTCAAGGCCACACTCGAGCGGGGTGTCGTCGCTGAAGAGGTCGGCGTCGGGATCTCCTGTCACCTGCAAGAACTCTTCGAAACCCATCTTGATTACTTTGTCTGATTGCATGGTCCGTACCCTACTCTACAAAATACTTCCTGGTTGGGGTAGTGTTCCAGGATGTGTTGCGCTATCATGATGTACATGGCCAACACAAACCTCCTCCTCAACTTCACGCTCACCGAAATCCAGGACCTCAAACTCCTCACTCCGCTCTCGGCAGCTGGGCAGATCCTGGTCCGTAACGGCTTCAAGCTGCCAAGCGTCTCTGATGAATGGCTTCACGCTATGGCTGACACGGCAAACGCTAGCACTGAGTCCTCCGTCAAGGCAGCGCTCGAGGCTATCAAGGCGCATCACCCAGCCTTCAGCTGAGCGGCATGTAGACAGTCTCGCCTGGCTGGAACACGTGGTCCCATCCACCGTTCCAAGCGTAGAACGTGTCCAGCCTCGAGCGGTCTACCCCGATGCGGTCCAACGTGGCTAGAGGTCCCTCTCCCGGGAGCACTTGCGTCCGCAGCCCGGATACGCCAGGAGTGAAGATGCGGTGCGGATGGGAAGGCGTCGAGAACGTCTTGAAGCCTGCCGTGTCGATACGGAGGTTCTTGCTGCCGTCTCCGTATGCGAGCTCAGCCACGCTCCAGGGTGAGTCGCCCGACTCGACGTAGTACATGATGTCGCCCACGGCCACGACGTCGAACTCCGGTGTGACTTCGATGGCGGGAGCGGGAGCGTTGAGACCGACGATGTAGTCCATGACTGGCCATGTCTCCTTGGTACCCACGACGCCATCGCTCGTGATCCCGAAGTAGCGCTGGAGCTCCTGCACTCGCCGCTGGGTCTTGGGGCCGAACCGACCGTCGACAGAGATGTTGCCGCCGCAGTAGTAGAAGATGACATCTTGCAGGTAGCGGACGTGGTTGGACTCTGCGCCTCTTCGAAGCTCTGCCTTGTTTCCGTCGAGCGGGAACCACCACCAATCATGGGGTGGGTTGTATCCGACGTTAGACAGGCCCAGAGGAGCCTGTCTAACGATGCTGGGAGCGCCGTGTCCGATGATGCCTGCTCTCACTTGGCCGATGACGCCGACACCGCAGCACGACGTGTAGTCGACATCGCCGTGGATGATGACGTCCCAATTCGGTCGAGTCGCAATGAGCTCATTGGCTGCCTTGACGGCTGCCGGGAAGGCTGGGTCCTGAGCGCCGACCATGATCTGGATCGTCCGCGACTTGTAGTTGAAGTTTCCCGAGACCTTCTTGCCTGGGTTGCTTGCTGGACGCTGGTCCCAACCACGCACTTCGTACGTCAGGCCGAACTGTGCGATGACCCAGGAGTATCCGTAGGAGTATCCCCGGTTGCGCAGGTAGGACTCGTGAGCGCTGCGGAGATGAGAGCGGAATTCGATGTCGGTGGACGGTGTGTGCGGAGAGGTAGATCCTGGATAGTGGACCACCCAGGTTCCTCCTGCTGTGTCGTCGGCTGGACCAGCCACCGGGAACATCGGGTCTTGCCAGAGGGATCTTGATATGACAGAGGGCATGCTATGAACCGTACCCTCGCTCCCTCTGATACACGTCTCATTTCCCTCCTCTCTCCCGATAATGTCTGTCGGCTCACCTCGTGTCCTCCATGTGAGCGGCAGCCCATCTCCACCTATCCTGCGTCTCGTGACCTCCACACGGCCCGGATACTCCAGCAAGACCCAGGTACACCCTTGCAAACAGCCACCAGGAACACCCGACTTAGCCAGTTTTCCGTACATTTCTACTCAGTACGCTGGTGTTATACCCCCTTCGGCTTAGACGGCTTATTCAGTTCCAATCCTCCTACGTATAGAAAAAATATTCAATATATATAAAGGATGGGAAGCGATTAAGCCGTCTAAGCCGAACACCACATTTCCTTACTCTATGCAGGGGCTAAAGCTGATTCCCTGAAAGACCCAAGGACGAGTCGGGAGTTCCTGATTGTACGATTCTGGCCTGTTTATGCTGTCAAGATCTCGAGTTTGCATCTTTTCAACATGTGGGAACGTGCTGCTGCCGACGATCCTGGCCACGATTAGGGGTAGACCCCACACTGTTTGACCCCGACCGATGAGCCATTTCGAGAAGACGTAATGGAAGTCGGCGGTGCTGACTCTGGAGTTTGGGTCCAGGTGGACGTTGCCTTCACCTAGGAAGAGGCGGAGCATGTCCGACCCTCCACGCCACTCCTGAGTGTCTTGCTCGACCCTGGCAGGCCTCGGAGGGAGCACCTCGCCGCTCTCGTGCCATCGCACTGCACCTTTCACGAGCCAAGCGAGGACAGCCTCTCGACGGCCTCCTACACCGCTGCTGACGTTGGCCCTGAAGTTGTCCTTCTTCGGGAAGGTCTTGTTGTACTTGACTAGCGCCAACCGTCGCCACGTCCCGTGGTCCGTCTCGTGTATCTGCGGCGTGTAGTTGGTCATGAGAAAGAGGGAGTGCGTCGGCTTCCAGGACATGTTGTCTTTGAACATGCCACGGGCTGTGATACGGTCTGTTCCGAGCACTGCCTTGAGGCGCTGCACGTTCAGCTTTCCAGCCTCCGGCGTCTCCTCGATAACAGCCACCCGGACACCCAGCAGAGACATGAGCTCGGTTGGGTGGTCGTTGGGTGAGGCCCGCAACAGCTTGTCGGGGACGAGGGTAATGTGCTCACCCAGTGCCGAGAAGAGTCCCGCTAACAGCGTCGACTTCCCGTTAGAGCCGTTGCCGACGCCGACAGGGAGTACGTCGTCGGAGGTGGGCCAACCGGTGGCAGCCTGTCCGAAGCGGAGCTGCATCCAGTCCATCACGTCCGGCTCGAGTGCTTCGAGGCAGGCGTCCCAGTCTGGGTGGGTCGCATCGGGTTCGTAGTCTGCTTCGGTGAGCTTGGTCATGAGGTAGCGACGTTGGTGCTCGAGAAGCTCACCGTTACGTAGGTCGATGACACCGTTGCCGACGTTGAGGAGGTAGTTCTGCGTGTCGAAGCTGTTTGATCGGACAGCCACGAACCCCTTCATGAGCTTCGCTACCGAACCGACCTTGTTGGCTCCCAGTAGACCTTTCGCAGCAGACACAGCAGCCTTGAGGTCTTTGGGGTCGCCGATGTCAGCCTTGTACTTCTTGATCAGCTTGGGGGCGAGGTTGCTCATCACCTTGCGGACTGCCTCGACGGACTCCTCGTTGGAGCGGAGCGACCACTGGCGACCGTCCCAGCTCATCCAACCCATTCCCGACGACCAACACCAGTCGTTGTCGAGACCTTTGCGGGCGACCCACATAGTCATGTACGAGTCGTCGAGCTGCTTCGGGAGATCAGGGAGCGCCTTGAGGGTTGCCTCGGGAGGGTCGACCATAGCGAAGTCGTCGACGGGGTCGAAGCGCTCGAGCCAAGGTGGCGTGTCGACGGGGTCGAGGGTCGCCTTGTCGACGAGCGCACCTTCTGCCCACTTGTCGAGGATGTAGTTACCGAGCTCCTCGTCGGACGTCACGTTGCTGATGAACTGCTCAGCGTCTTCCCGAGTGAAGTCGGTCCAGGGCGACGCCACCATCTTAGAGAGCGACCAGGCAAACCGGTAGCACTGAGCGTCCCAGCCTCTGCCGGATTCCTCGTCCCGGTCCTGCTCCTTGAAGTCCTCATAATTGACGTCTTGGAACGTCTTGAGCCAACCGGCGAGGCGCTCGTCTACGTACTCTCGTGCCTCCCTCTGCTTGTCTTCGTCAAGTTCGTCGTATCGGTCGCCGTCGTACTCGCTGACGTTGCCGAGCCCAGACCCACCGCTATGGGTGTCGTGCCACGTGCGGATGAATTTGGCGAAGTCCTCGACGCTTGTATCGACACCGAGGAGGTTCAGGTTGTCGAGGTCGGGGTCGAGCTCCCACTTGTAGGTGAGCATCTTGCCCCGGTTTGCTTCGGACTTGCTCGCCTTGACGGTGGGTGCTAGGTAGATGAACGTGCGACCGACCCCTTCAGCGTTACCACCTTGGAAGTCGATTCCCGGTAGGACGTCTTGGATCTTGCGTTCGCCGATAGTAGCCACCAAGTAGTGTTCGCCTCCTGACGGGGTCGAGGCACGGCCATACACCGTTGGTAGCTTGCCCCCGAGTGCCTCGGTGAGCGCTTCGATTGTACCACCGTTCTGCGGGTCGATGTCGATGGCGTCGACGGTGTGGCCCATGACAGCGCACAGTGCCCAGCCAGGCTTCCAGCGGTCGACTTTCTTTGGGTCAGCTTTGGCCTGTTGCCAGCCGACGGGAAGCTTGAATGGGATCTCCCCCTTCTGAGCGTTGGGTCGAGGCGGAGCCACAAACACAGGTACCCCTGCTTCGGCGAGGTACCGTGCGACATTGAGCGCTGATTCCTGTTCGTCGGTCACGCCTCCACCTGCGACCGGCGAAGATTGGCAGCCTGTTCCTCGAGTACCGCAACACGTGCCTCGATACGTTCCGGGTGATGGTGGGCGCATGTCAAAGCACCCATCTTGCGGTGCCTTGTGCAGGGCGACCCGTCTAGGTTTGTGCCGACGCACAGCACTTCTTTGATATGCATTGTGTAGCTACCCTCTGTAGGTGGAGGTGGCACACTATAGCCCAGCCGATAGTTCTCCACTACCCAAACCAAAATTCTCACGGTACCCTCTACCCCATGCTTGAATCAAAGGTAGAATCGATCTTCGCAGACAGGGTCAGGGAGCTAGGTGGTCGGAGTTTCAAGTTCGCTCCGATATTTGCAGGCAACCCGGACCGTATCGTGCTGATGCCAGGGGGCGTGATCCGCCTGGTCGAGCTGAAGGCCGACGACGGAGCGCTGAGAGCCGTGCAAGTCCTCTGGCACCGTCGAGCTGCCGACCTAGGCACCGATGTTGAAGTGGTGACTGGCGCCACCGAGGCTAGAGCTTGGATACTGTGAGGGGGAAATGGCAGGAGCAGAAAGCGTGCTCTGTAGATACGCACCGATACTTCTTCAACTACCGGGAAGCAGCAGTGGCGAAGGCGAAGGCGATATGCGGTGGTTGCCCTGTCAAAGACGAGTGCCTCGACCACGCCATGAACGAACCAGAAGAACATGGGCTCTGGGGTGGCCTCACCGAATCTGAGAGGGTGTCCCTGTCCCGCAGGGCGACCCCAACCTCAGGCTCGCGACCGCTCGAGCTTGTGACCTACACAACCAGAGCTCGCTCCACGGGATCGACGTGCAGTGCAGGGAAGACAGACAGTGGTTGGGGGGTGTTGTGCGAGACCCATCATACCACTGCGGAGGCGCACAACCGGACCGCAGCCGAGTACGCTGTGAGCCGTCCCGAGGAGTGGTGCGAGGGCTGCTCAGTAGTATGAGGTGTGTGGAAGCTACTAGGTTTCGGCGATAGCGCACTCTATCTGAAGGACTGAAATTGACTTCCGAACAAACCAACATAGCTTCGAAGTCGGAACTCATCAGTTGGGTTCGGCGGATAGCTCATTTCTTGGTAGGACCGTTCCCAACGTTCCTGCTGGGAGTATTCATGGTCATCCTCGGTGTAGCGACAAGCGGTGCCGGCAGCGACGGTCTGCCCCTGCAGGACTTCATCGTCGTAATCTCTATCGGGGCAGGAGCTGCAGCTGTGTACGCTTCCGTGTTGTTCCGGGACCGCATGCGCCGCTCACATGTTATCATCGCGATCGTCCTCTCCACCTACTCAGTTATCCGAGGAACGTCCCTAGGAATCCTCAGCTACCGCAACAACGGACGGAGCTTCGTACGCCTCTTCACGGAAGCGACACCCCCATGGGTGTGGGCTGTTGTTTGCACGTTCGCCCTGATAGCTTTGGGGATGCTCTTGACAGCTATCCTCGATGAAGAAACAGAACATGAGAGTTGAGGATGACGTTCAAGGATTTGATCCCGAAGCGCTCAACCGTCATGTTCACCGTCGGAATGGCAATCATCGTATGGTTCGCTGTAGACGAACGGGACATCGGTACAGAGTGGCTGTTCATCATTGGCGTCCTTCTCGGACTCCCTATGCTCGGACCTGACCAGTCTTGGGGCGATAGGCTGAGAGTCGCCATATCGAAAGACGAAACACCTACCCAAGGAGAGACATGAAGAAACTGAATCTGGCCAACCCAGGCGAGAAGCCTTCCGGCTTCGTTGCCGACCTGACCCTCGTGACAGCAGCCGTGGTGGCCGTTGTGAGCGAGGTCGCGAGCTATGATATCCCAGGATCGCTGCTGGTGCTCGCCGCCCTGGTCGTCAAGCTGGTCGACAAGTATTACGTGCAGCCGAAGTCGAAGGCGGTCTTCGAGGCTGCCTTCCCTGCCCCATAGATCCCCGCTACCACGGGACCGTGCGCCACTCCTCTCCTGTGGGTGAGCGCACGAAGAGAACGACCCCCACCGCTTTCATGGGCAGGCAGTGGGGGTCGTTCGCCGTTTCGAGCTCAGTACAAGAAAGTTCCTGCTTGGGGTAGGTTTAGCAGGAACTAGAAGGTAAGATGATTGTGGTGCTGATAGACTGATCGTAGAAATACTTCTTGCTAGGGGTAGCTTTCCAGGATGTGTTGCGGTATCATGATGTACATAGCCAACGGGGCTATCACCGAGCAAGGGAGCAAGACCATGGAAGCCAAGATAAATGCGACCGTCTGGGATACCGAGCACACGGGCAGGACCCGCAAAGTCATCGCCGACGTGCACGAGGCCTTCGAGCTCGACCTCGGAGAATTCCTGATATCGTCTTTCCAAGGGTTCATCACTATCGGAAGGTTCACAGGGCGCACACGCCGGTTCTGGCACCACGCCTGCCCGACGATCGAGCGTTTCGAGGTAGATACCTTCGCCACCACCGAGGGTGTAATCATGGGACGCAAGGGCATGCGCCTCGCCGGCACCTTGGCCATCCGCCCTGAAAATACTTCCTGCTAGAGGTAGCTTTCCAGGATGTGTTGCGGTATCATGATATACATAGCCAACGGGGCTATCACCTAACAAGGAGCAAAGCCATGAAGTTCAAAGTCGGAGATCGCCTCTTCCGTGAATATTCGGTGAAAAATTACGTCTTGATGTCAACCCACGTTGATGCCTACGGCAGCGTCTCGGTGCTTTCCATGGGTGCGTTTGAAATCGTCCCGCTGGAAGGTCTTCAAGTTCGCCCGGTCCACTGAGAAACATCCTGGAAAGTTGCCTTTCGGGGTAGCTTTCCAGGATGGGTTGCGCTATCATGATGTACATAGCCAACGGGGCTGTCAACTAGCAAGGAGAAACACCATGAACGAGAAATGCGAATTCTGCAAGCGGACTCTCACGCCCGACCTGAGCCCGGGATGGTTCTACTACCGGTCCGAGATCGGGGCCACCGAGCCGGTCGAGCACATCGGAGCCACCGAGCACGTTGCCTGCCGTAGCTGCCTCGAGGAGAACTTCGGGCACCGCCCAGAGGCCATCCTCGAAGTCTGATAGAAAGTTCCTGGGAAGTTTGCCCTCTGAGGTAGCTTTCCAGGAACCTACCGACTATACTCAACTCAGCTGGCCAACGGGGCCAGCCACTAGCAAGGAGAGACCAACATGGGAACCAACCACGGTGACGATCAGATGATCGCCGGGGACAAGTTCTGGCACAACAACTCGATGAAGCCGGTTGAGCTCGCCTCGACTTTCGTCGACACCTACGGACGGGTCGCAGTCATCGCCGCCAGCGGAGTCTTGCTACTCGTCCACCTCGGAGAGTTGGAGCCGGCATCGTGAGGTACCTCTACCGCCTGCTCTCGATCGCTGGGACGTTCAAGGCTGCCCGGCGAGGCCCAGGTTCCCTCGGACGGAGACAGGGACGTAGGGTAGCGAATCGGCACTTCAACCGCTGGCTGCGGAAGGTGCTGAAGCCGTGAACGTCTTCTTCGGTATCTGCTCTATCTACTCTGGTGTCTGGTTCTTTACCCAACGCACCCACTGGGTACACGCCTTCATGGGTGTCCTGTTCATCTTGTCGGGAGCGCTGTTCATCCTGCCGTCGGTAATTTCTTGAATACTTCTTGGTTGGGGTAGCTTTTCAGGAACCAGCCCGCTATCATGATGTACATAGCCAACGGGGCTATCACCTAGCAAGGAGCCAGACCATGAACGCACCGCAGATCCCCGGCACAACAGAATGCAACACCTGCTACGGCACCACGACAATCGACCAGGGTGGCGCAGAGATCAACTGCCCGGACTGCCCGGTAGCAGAGAACTTCGAAGTAACGACCGTATGGGAGAACGTCTCCGGTCGCGAGTTCACCCGCACTAAGAGCTACCGGGCAGCCTGGGTCGCCGACGCTATGGACCTTGCCCTTGGCGACATGCCCGAGTCCTGCAGCGAAATTGTCGATCAGTACCTGGCCTGAGGAAGTTTCAAAATACTTCTTGGTTGGGGTAGCTTTCCAGGAACCAGCCCGCTATCATGATGTACATAGCCAACGGGGCTATCACCTACCAAGGAGAACAGCCATGACGAAGAAGCCAGCAATTGACCCCAAGAACCCACTGACCTGGGAGCGCAGCCTTCACGGCAAGAGCACTTGCCCCACCTGCGGTGGCAAGGGCATGCGCCATATCCCGGGCTGGGTTGCACGCCACGTCAACCACTGAGCTCGAACAGCCCGGAGGAGGGGCTCAGTTCCCTCCTCCGGTCCCGTAACAACTTCCCAGCCCAGTAGGGCCACAACCACAAGGAGCAACACCGTGAACGCAACAGACCAGATCAGCAGCGACTACCGCGAGTTGATCGAAGGATCCAACCTCGACTGGAAGGTCGCCCAGTACGTCAATCTGATAGCCAAGGCGTGCGACCACAGTTTCAACGAGGTCAAGGCAGCCGCCATCCGCGAGATCGGAATCACCCAGCACGGGCAGGAGGAGTTCGACACAGCCTGCGATCGCTACTGAGCTCGGAACCCCAACCGGGAAGTTTCAAAATACTTCTTGGTTGGGGTAGCTTTCCCGCACCGGTTGAGCTATCATGATGTACATAGCCAACGGGGCTATCACCTAACAGGGAGAACCGCAATGAACGCAACAGACATCCTTATCGAAAACTTCGGATATGGAAAAGACCTCTCGACGGTCACCCTCGCCGAGATCGAAGACGCCTTCACTTCCGCAGGGTACAGCGAGGAAGACGCCCAAGAAGAAGCGGCCATGCAGGACGGGCGAATCCTCCCCCGCAAGATCCGGATCCACCGATGAGCCTCGAAGCCACCATCGCCAAGCTGCTCGCCAAGGCAGAGGGAACCACCAACCAGCACGAGGCAGAAGCCTTCATGGCCAAGGCCGAGGAGATGATGCTGAAGAACGGCATCGACCGAGCTGCCGCCGAAGCCCACCTGCCGGGACACCGTCGGGAAGAGATCGTCACGGTCCGCTGGCGCATCAAGAACGGCCATGGGTACGCCTTGGCCATGGAAGACATCGCCCACGCCATGGCTCCGAACTTCTCTATCAAGTCCTTCCAGACCGTCATGGACGACGGCAGCCGGATCATTTGGTACGTCGGCCACGAGAGCGATGTCAAGCAGGCAGAGGAGCTTGCCCAGTCCCTTATCGCCCAGAGCCGTACACAGGCGCTGCATTGGTGGAAGACCGAAGGCAAGCAGGATTGCCCAGGGTACACCGACAACGATGCGTACATCGCTCGCCGCCAGTTCATCTCTTCGTTCGGCTTCGGGGCAGGGGCACGCCTTCGGGAGACACGCAGCCGTGTCGTCGAGGAATCCGACCCCGGCACTTCCCTCATGCTCGTTGACCGTAAGAAACTGGTCAACACGTGGGTTGACGAGAACATGAACGTCGGCAAGGCACGCCGGACCAACCCCCACAGCGGGAGCGACTCCGCAGCACGAGCAGGACGCTCGGCAGGCCGTGAAGCGGTCGGAACCAAGAAGGTGACACGATGATATCAAGCAAGAAGATCGAGCCAGGTCTCTACGAAACGGAAGACGGCCACAGGATCGAGAGCGTCGAGCACCGGACCGGGGAAGTTGTCAATGGGTGGCTACTCACATATTCAGGGGACGACGAGCCGGAAGATCACGTGTACGAGACCAAGGCTTCAGCCTTGTCCCAGCTCGACGACAGCGTCCCGCTGGAGTGGCCAACGTGGACGTGCACCGCGAAGGGTTGCGACTACTCGAGCCAACAGCCTCCAGGCGTGTTGGCGATGGAACATCTTTGCGGCAAAGGGAAGCGCTCGACAAAGCTGAAGAAGGAAGAAGTCGATGGGTACGACCTAATCTGAAGAAACTTCCTGATTGGGGTAGCTTTCCAGCTACCGGTCCGCTATCATGATGTACATAGCCAACGGGGCTATCAACTAGCAAGGAGCAACACAATGAACGCAGATGATATTCGCCGCACCATCCAAATCATTACTCAAGACTCTCTGATAGATTCTGCAAGCTGCCAGGTTCCAACAGCCTGCAACCTGGCAGAAGCAGGCGCCAGCCGTCGGCAGCTTGACAACGCCATCCAGAAGCTGGGTCTCGACGACACCCAGTGGTCCAAGATGTTTCGCCAGGTGTTTGACAACGCAATAAAGGCAGCAGCAGCCCACGCAGGTGATGACCAATGAGAAGCCGTTACAAGTACCGCAGGCCATTGCCACTGGCACCAACGCCTGAACCCTTGTTCACACGGGGCGAGCGGGCAGCCTTGGTGGGCATTGCCCTGTTCGTGGCCTACCTGACAGTGCACGTCATCGCCGCAATGGCAACCGGGAACCTGTCATGAGCACCTTCGGGAATCCCCAAGGCCCACGCCAACACCCAGGGCACCTTCACGATTCTGTGTGCCATGTGGTGGGGTGCCCCGAGGGGATGTTTAAGGGTGAAGACCCCATCGCACCTGTCGTGAAGACCTACGGAAAGTTGAGCGCCGAGATCAACACCGAAGACGAAGACTTCAAGGTGTTCTGCAGAGGCTGGGATGCCGCTGTTCGGTGCCACTCTATAGCAGCCCACGAACGCAACGAGCGCCGTGACCTCGACTCGTCTACCTACTCCATGGCCCAGGAAGCCCAGCTGTGGGGGTTCTACACTGGCCAGATCTCGATCCCGAAATGAGCCGGAGCGCAGCCAGTCAAGCAGCAGCAAGGTATGCGAACCTCAAGCGTGTTCGCCGCAACAAGATGAACATCTGCGAAGTCTGCCTCCTCTGGGTCTACACCGACCAGAAGAGCACTTGGATGATCCTGCGAGGGGACGCCATCCGAATCCACGAAGAATGTCGCCCGGTCTCCTAGAGGCTGGGGTATGCTCTACCAGAGGCCAACAAGGCCCACGAACAGAAGGGAAAAGAATGAGCACTTTCAGTGTTGAAGATAGCTTCGGACGGAGCACCAATTTCAAAGGTTCTCTCTTGGCCGACGAGACAACCGACAACGATAACGAGCGGAAGCCACAGTGGTCCGACGTCGAAGTCTGGGTTACAGAAGCCGGAAACTTCGTCGTCCGCCGGACCAGCAATTACCGGATACGCCACAACCATGTTGGTTGCACCCGTGCCGAGGGGTTCACCTTGATCGAAGCAGACGAATCAGACACCTACCTCTGCCCAACATGTGGAGCCGACGGTAACAGTCTGCACGCCCAGGAAGCTAGAGTGTCAGTTCAGCACTACTTGGACCTGAAGAGTTTCGTAGAGAGCTTCCAGCAGGACGGTCGGTACAGCCAATTCGCAAGGACGGTTCTCTCCAACATTTCCGACCAGAACGACGCTGTGAACAACTTCTGGAACACGGTCCACGTCGAATGATCAACTACCTGAAGAGGCAGGAGAAGAGCCGGGAGGCGCTCCAGAAAGCTGTAAGAGGATACGTCAACCTCCGGGCTGGCCATGGCTCCCACACCACGGTCGTTCCGGCGAAGGACAGGTCCGGCAGGTCGGTAGAAGTTCTGGTTACTCTGGATATTATCTCCGTAGAAACAACGTAAGTCAATCTCGTGGGGTAGGCTCCACATCAAGCGCCAACGAGGCGCACCAAATCGAACAGGAGAAAGTATGACTCTCACACCCAATGAAGACCAGCAACAAGCGCTCGAATCGATACACGACTGGTTCGGCTCGAACACGGACAAGCCGTTCGTACTTGGGGGACTAGCAGGCACAGGCAAGACCGCACTGCTACCGATGCTCCACCAGAGCTTCTCTAAGACGCCTCGAATCCGCTACGTCTGCCCGACGTGGAAGGCAGCTCACGTACTGACCAAGAAGCTCAATGCGGCTGGTGTCGGGGCTTCAGCAACCTCTATCCACAACTTGATCTACAACCCAAAGGGAATCCTCCACGACGAGGATTGCGGTATCTGGGACAACCCTGAAGACGGCTGCACCATATCGCCTCCTTGCCGCCAGCTGTGCTGGGAGTACGACCCCAAGGACCGTCCCGAGCTCCTCATCGTAGACGAAGCCTCGATGGTGGACCCTCGCCAACGTGAAGACATCGCTCGTTTAGGCAGCCCGACCCTCTACGTCGGCGACCACGGCCAGCTCCCACCGGTACAAGGCAACTCAGTCTTCGACGAACGGAAGCCTGACGCCTTGCTGGAGCGCATTCAACGGCAAGCCTTGGACAGCCCGATCATCCCACTCAGCCGCATCATCCGGTCGGGTGACTCAAAGTGGTTGCGGCAAGCAGAGGCACTTGGGTTCAAGGTTCTTGATTCTGGTTCCAAGAGCACCGATAGGTATGACCCGAAGGCAGCGTTGCCACCTCACAGCGACCCGCAGACTGTCTTCATCGCAGCTACCAACTTCGGCGTCGACAAGTTGAACGCTCTCGTTCGCCGGGTGCTCGAACGAGGCCCAGGCAACCTTGTTCCTGGCGAGCTGGTTATGGCCCAGAACAACAACCGCAAGACCGGCATCTACAACGGTCAGCAAGGCGTCATCAAAGACGTCAAGAAGTACGGCAACCAGGTGTCGATCGACTTGGTGATGGAGACCGGTATCCGGTACACAGGACCTGTCCTCCTCAAAGGTGTGGACGACATTCCGCAACATACTGACACGCCAGTCATTCGGCACAGCTACGCAGTGACTTGCCACAAGGCACAGGGCAGCGAGTTCAAGAACGTCGTAGTGTACTTGGCCAACTCCCGACCTGAGACCACACGGTGGCTCTACACCGCAGTCACCAGGGCCACGACCAACCTGACTTTCGTCCGGGCATTCTGATGGCCATCAACCGGGAGTTCATCGCCCACATGGACAGGGCGTTCAAGGAAGCAGAAGACAGCGACAGGCAGACTGCAGAGCAGCTGTGCGCAAGCAACACAGGTTCGTTTATCGAGCTGATCGCCGAGCTGGAAGCGCTGCTACCATGCGAGGACCTAGAGGGTTGCTGCGAGTGTGGGGTTGAGCAGTGAAGCTGCGCGACTATCAGTTGCTGGCTCGGGACTTCCTCCGCAACCAGCCCCGAGGCGCTGGCTTGTTCCTCGATATGTCGCTGGGCAAGACCGCCATCTCGCTGTGCGCTCTCGAGCCTCGCCACCTGCCCGTCCTCGTGATCGCACCAAAGAGGGTCGCCGAGCGTGTATGGATTGCCGAGAGGGACAAGTGGAGGCCCGACCTGAGTATGGCTCTGGCTGTTGGCGACCCACCCAAACGGAAGGAAGCGGTCGCCGAGCAGGCCGACATCACGGTGAGCTCGAACCACCCTTCGTTCATTGCCGAACTGAAGCCGATCTACAAGACGGTCATCATCGACGAGAGCTCGGTGTTCCGGGAAAAGATGACCAAGCGTTGGAGAGCGGCACGCAAGCTGTGCGTCAAGGCCGACCACGTGTGGGCGTTGTCCGGCACGCCGGTACCGGCAGGGTTGCTCAACCTCTGGTCGCAGATGTTCCTCCTAGACGGTGGAGAGCGCCTCGGAACAACCTTGGGTGGCTACCGAGGCCGATACTTCTTCCCAGGAGCGACGCTTCCTTCTGGGGTGGTTACAGAGTGGATCCTCCGGGAAGAGTCGCAGGGGTCTATACACGCAAAGATCGAAGGCATCTGCCTCTACATGAGCGCTGCCGACGAGCTCGACCTTCCACCCACACACCACAACGTAGTTGATGTGCCGCTGCCGGCAGCAGCCAAGAGCCAGTACAGGGAATTCAAGGATACGTTGGTGCTCGACCTGGAGTTGATCGGCGAAGAGATCTACAGCGCTGCCAATGCAGCCGTGTTGTCGGGGAAGCTCCGGCAAGTGACCTCAGGGTTCATTTACAGCGACGAGCAGGACGGAACGTACACACCGCTGCACACCGCCAAGCTAGACGCTCTCGAGGAGATCGTAGACGGCACTGGCGACAACCTGTTGGTGTTCTACAACTTCCGCCCTGAGATCGATATGATCCGGGAGCGGTTCCCACAAGCCAAGATGATGGACGATAAGGGTGCACTCGACGCTTGGGACCGAGCCGAGCTCCCGATGATGTTGGCTCACCCTGCTTCCGTAGGTCACGGGCTCAACCTTCAGTTCGGCGGGCACACTGCGGTGTGGTTCTCTCTAACCTGGGATCTTGAACTCTACCTGCAATCCAACGGCAGGCTCCCACGCCCAGGACAGAAGCATTCGGTCGTCATACATTCGATAGAGTGCCCAGGTACCGTCGACAAGATCGTCGCTCGAGCACTCGCCAACAAGGACTTCAACCAAACCAGTTTCCTCGACCACGTAAGGAGCCCGATCTAGATATGCAGACTTTCCACACCCACGTAGACCCTCGAGCAGGGGCTGCTGCTCTCGACATGCGACGACTCAACAAGCAAATCGTAGAGTGTGTACAGATAATTCGAACAGCAAGAGGCGAGACGGCAGGATACCGCAACCACCCAGCAGTAAAGATGTGGGTCGGTCACGAGCGTTCTTTGGCGGAGTACACACAGGCAATGATTGACGAGTGGTGGTCTCGAGGGTACGAGAGCCACACCGGTAGCGCACTCAAAGTCGCCGAGTACCTACAGGATCTCGAAGATACTGGTTGGCCTGCTTGGTGGGGGTACCCAACTATGGTCCAGAGCCACCAGTCCAACTTGGTTCGCAAAGAACCAGAACACTACGGTCCGCTCTTCCCAGGTGTACCTGACGATCTCCCGTATTTCTGGCCCACCAAGGAACCAAGTTTCGAGGTGTCAGGCAGATGACTCTCTACTGTATGGACTGCAACCAGCCAAGCGAGCAAGAATCGTTCACTGGTTGGACCTGCCCGAACTGCCACACAGAACAGATAGAACCGTTCAGAGCAGGGTGGGATGAAAGTGACTGAGCCAGGACCACCGAGGCGGATCTACGGGTTCACCCCGTGGGGGAGACCGATATTCGAGGACCCAACAGCAGAACCCAAGGAGCCCAGGATGATCGGACGACACCCGTTCCAACCATCGCAGGAGTACCCGATGATATGTGGCGTCTGCAACAAAACGATGGCGCGGCACACCTACGACGAATCTCAGGAGCCGACTCGCCCGACCGTAGATACGAGGCCTGACACCGGCACAGGTGACCCAATCCCCTGGATCCGCCACCGACCGACAGTCGATGAGTATTACCTCGGGATCGCCCGAGCAGTAGCAGCTCGAGCTGAGTGCAGTCGTAGGCAGGTTGGCGCTGTCATCGTCCGGGACCAGTCCATCATGTCTACAGGTTTCAACGGTGCGCCTCCAGGAGAGCCGAGCTGTCTAGACGGCGCATGCCCAAGGGCACTCAGCGGTGTAGCACCTGGCACTGGATACGCTTCTAGCGGCTGCGTGGCTGTGCACGCTGAAGCCAACGCCATCATCCGTGCAGGACGCGAGAGGTGCCTTGGAGCGACGCTCTACGTCACCTCCGAGTGCTGCGACCTGTGCGCCCCGTTGGTGCGTGCTGCTGGGATAACTAGGGTGGTGACACCTTTGGGGTAGCGTAATCGAATTCTTTGGGGTACTATGAGTTTCCGAAACAACGTACACACGTAAACCAGAACCAACAGGAGAAACAAAATGCAGATCACGATCGACACCAACAACCTCTCGGAGATGGACATCAACATGCTGTCCTTCCTCGCCGACCAGGGTGAGGTGCAGAACAATGTCGAACCCGATGAGGAAGAGCTCGAGCTCGAGATTGACGAAGACGACACTGTCGACCGAGCAGATGAAGCTGCAGCCGCCAAGAAGGAAGCAGCCGCTGCCAAGAAGGCTGCTGCCGCCAAGAAGGAAGCTGCCAAGAAGGCTGAAGAAGCGACCGAGGAAGAAGCGACCGACGACGATGCACCGACCATGTCGGATGCAGTTGCTGCCGCCACGAAGCTCGTGTCAAGCGGGCAGGCTGCCCTGGTCAAGACAGCACTAGCCAAAGTCGAAGTGAAGCGAGTTAGCGAGATGGACGTTGCGGACATTCCGACGTTCCTCGCAGCTCTCGAAGAAGGTGAATGAGCGTGGCTGCCCACGCAAAGCTGAGCCCAAGCTCGGCTGAACGATGGATAAGTTGCCCTGCATCTATCCGGATGACGGAGGCAGCTCCCCCTGACGAGGGTTCCAGCTACGCCAACGAAGGTACTGCAGCCCACGAGATGGCCGAGCTGATGGCTCGGGAGCAGATCCTCGGCAGCATCACCAAGGCCCAGAAGACCAAGGCGCTCAAGGTTTGGCGGAAGCAGTACGACATCTCCGAAGAGGCCGAAGAAGATATGGTCGTTCACGGACAGGGATATGTCGACTACCTGAAAGAACGGATGCTCGAGCACCCCGGTTCGGTCCTCCTCTTAGAGCAGCGCCTGCCGACAGGTATCAAGGATTCATGGGGCACCTCCGACTCGGTCATAGTGTCTTTCGACTACATCGAATCTTGCGACTACAAGTACGGTGCGGGAGTCAAGGTGGAAGCCGAACGCAACCCACAGACCAGGCTGTATGGCGTAGGTGCTCTGGAAGCCTACGGAGATCTCCTTGGAGACGTCCAAATGGTGAGGCTCACCGTGTACCAGCCTCGCCTCAACCACGTCGTCTGGGAGGAGATCCCCGCGTCTGAGTTACGGGAATGGCGGGACAGCCTGATCCCCATAGCAGAATCTGCTCTTGGGCCAGACGCACCTTTCGGTCCGAGTGATTCTGCTTGCCGTTGGTGTCCCGCTTCTGGTTCTTGCATGGCCCAGATGGAGTGGGCTACCGAGCGTGACTTCGGTGTGAAGCCAGACTTCATGTCGGAGGACGAGCTCGCCAAGTCGCTGGACGATATCCCACTCATAAAGAAGTGGTGTGCAGCGGTTGAATCCCACGCCTTGGACGCTGTGTATTCGAAGGGCCAAGAGATCCCTGGTTACAAGGTGGTCATGTCCGGAGGTAAGAGGTCAGTAACAGACTCCGAAGGCCTCATCAATACCGCAATCGCTATCGGGTACACTCGTGACGAAGTGTCAAACACGAAGGCACGTGGGATAGGTGAGCTCGAGAAGATACTCAAGAAGGACTTCGGCTTGGTCGCTGGACCGTTCGTAACCAAGGGAACCGGCAGCCCATCGCTCGTCCCTGAATCGGACCGCCGCACAGCCATCAACCCCGAGACCCAGGCAGCGGAGGACTTCGCATGAACCACTTCGTGCAAACACAATCAGGTGAGCCGTTCTTCCCAACGCACCAGAACCCTGGCCAAGTGTTCATTGAAGACATCGCTCATAGCCTTGCCATGCAATGCCGCTTCAACGGCCACACCGACAGGTTCTACAGCGTTGCCGAGCACTGCGTGTTACTATCACATGCGGTGTCGCCAAGGAACGCTCCGTGGGCACTGCTGCATGACGCAGCTGAGGCCTACATCGGGGACATGGTGTTTCCTCTCAAAGAGGAGATCCCCCAGTACAAGCAGATTGAAGACCCTATCATGGGTGTCATCTGCGCAAGGTTTGGGCTGGAAACCAACCAGCCCGAAGAGGTTACAGAGTACGACCGCAGGATTGTCATTGACGAGCGAGATGCGTTGATGGCAGCGACCCGTACTGTGTGGCCAGCCCTTGAGGGTTTCGACCCCCTGGGTGTCAACATTGTCGGTTGGAGCCCAGACTGGGCGAAGGCCGAATTCATGAGCCGGTTCCACCAGCTCTTCACACGTTAACAACGAGAAACGAGAAACACGAAATGCCTAAGAACCCCACCCGCACAGTGACCGGCAAGGTGCGACTGTCTTACGTCCATCTCTTTGAGGCGTACACAAGCGACTCCGAAGAGTACGACGCAAAGTTCAGCGTCACCATCTTGATCCCCAAGAAGGACAAGGCCACGCTGAAGAAGATCGACGACTGCATCGAAGCTGCCAAGCTGGAAGGCAAGGCGTCGAAGTGGAGCGGGAAGATCCCGAAGAACTTCGCCACCACCATGCACGACGGCGACGAGGAAGCCGACCTGGAGCGCAACCCGGAATACGCTGGCCACATGTACATGGCGATGTCTTCCAAGCAGCGCCCAGGTGTCGTCGACGAAGACCGCAACACAATCCTGGACCCGACGGAGGTGTACTCCGGCTGCTACGGTCGGGTGTCGATCAACGCTTTCCCGTTCAGCGCCAAGGGTAACAACGGGGTCAGCTTCGGCTTGAACAACGTGCAGTTCCTCGAGGACGGTGACCCGCTGGGTGGCCGTACACGAGCAGAGGACGACTTCGCCGAAGACGACGACGACGGACTCCTCTAGCAATATCTAGGTGTACCGTCGTCGGTGCATCTTGGAGGGTGGCCCGACGGTATGGGCTGATCATGCGAGGTTCGAGTCCTCGCCCACCCACTCACTCAACAAGGAGAGACAAATGATAGACACACGTGACGTGCTTGAAGCCATAGGGCAAGACCCCGAGCTGCACGCAGCTTACGAAAGCAATACCGAGTTTCGCAACCTGATGACACACGTCACCCAGGCAACGAACGGTATCAAGGCGATTCAGATTCTGTGTCGCGGTTACTTGGAACTGGCTGATGAAGTACCAAATGTCTGCGGGGCACCGCTGTCGCTGGACCCCGCAGACAAGCCTGAACCGAACGACCCCCTACACCCCTAGAGAAATACTTCCTGGTTGGGGTAGCTTTCCAGCAACCCACCCGCTATCATGATGTACATAGCCAACGGGGCTATCACCTACCAAGGAGAACCGCAATGACGAACACCTACCGCACACACGGAAGCCTCACCGGCGATGTTAACGACTTCGAAACGGCGAGAGACTACCTCCGTGAAAGCGACATGACGCAGTACGTCAAGCATGCTTCCTTCAAGGGTCTCGAGGACATCGTCCACAACATCCAGTGGAACCTTCTGGGGGTAGACACCTGGGAAGTCATCGTCATTACCAACCGGGAGCTGACGGCAGAAGAATCCACCGGGGTCAGCGAGTGGATCTCCGGCCAGAACAGCGACGGCTTGGGTGAGGGGTTCGAGCAGCAAGAGTTCGCCGAGCACGAGGACCTCGACGGGGAATACTCGATGAGCTCGTTCGACTGGCACACCAACAAAGCCATCTTGACCCTCGTCAAGTAACGCAACTATCCGGGGCAGGGGCCATAGCGCTCCTGCCCCGTAGAAAGAACTACGTGACAGACTTCCTCTACATAGACATCGAGACCCGTTCCCGGGCGGACCTCAAGAGGCTGGGTGTGTACAAGTACACCGAGTGTCCCGACTTCTCCATCTTGATGGCTGCCTGGTCGGAGGATGGGGAGCCTGCGAAGATTGCTGTCGGCCACGACGAGATACTTGATATCCCTGGGCTGCTCGACCCACAGCAAACCAAGGTGGCTCACAACGCACAGTTCGAGCGGCTGTGCTTGGGTGTACTCGTGGAGTCGCTCCAGGTTCCCGAGCAGTGGATAGACACGCAAGCACTTGCAGCAGAGTATGGGTTCCCTGTGAGCCTCAGCGCAGCCGCCAAGGCACTTGGGGTCACCGAGAAGGACGACGCTGGGGGCAAACTGATCCGGTTGTTCTGCATCCCTAAGAAGGATGGCACCTGGAACGACTTCACCACCCACCCTATGGAGTGGCTCGACTTCATCGCATATTGCGAGCAGGATGTAGACACGATGGTGGAGGTACACCAGAAGCTGGGTGATTGGCCCAGTGAAGCAGAGCGCAAGGTGTGGAACGCTGACCAGCGTATCAACGACCGGGGGATGTCTATCGACCGGGAGCTGTGTATCGTCGCAGCGGAGACCGTCGAGGTCAACCGGATATCAGATAGCGCAGAGTTCCGCTTGTTGACTGACGTAGACAACCCACGCTCGGTTCAGCAGGTGAAGCGCTGGTCGGAGGAGGTCGGCCTGGACCTTCCGAACCTCAAAGCAGAGACCATCCAAGAAGCTATCGACGACCCCGATACCGACCCCGTCCACCGACGTGTGCTCGAGCTACGGCAAGATCTTTCCCTGGCTGCTGGTGGTAAGTTCTCGGCAGCACTCGCCATCGTGTCGCCGGATGACCGCATACGTGGCGGGTTCCGCTTCTTCGGGGCTCATACAGGTCGCTGGTCAGGGCAACGAGTACAGCCGCAGAACCTCCCTCGAGCAAGCGTGGACAATACGGAGGCAGCCATCCTCGACCTCAAGATGGGTATGGGTGCTGACCCGTACACGCTCAAGGCTCTCGTTCGGGCGATGTTTGTCGGGCCGATTTCGGTCGTTGACTACGCATCCATCGAAGCTCGAGTGGTGTCTTGGATTGCTAACGAGGAGTGGGCGCTGGAAGCCTTCCGAGAGGGTCGTGATATCTACGTAGAGACGGCCAACCGTATGTCTACTCCCAGCAACCAGTTGACCCGTTTCCAAGGCAAGGTGGCCGTCCTAGCGCTTGGCTACAACGGAGGTGTTACTGCGCTCCGGGCGATGGGTGCAGAAGGAGACAACGATGACCTCCGGCGGCTGGTGAACGTGTGGCGCAAGGCCAACGCTCGGATCGTCAATCTGTGGTCGACGATGGAGGGTGCGATCGAGGACGGAGGCAAGGTCGGCCCACACGTCAAGATCACCCGTCGTGGTTCCGACATGAAGATGCATTTGCCTTCCGGCAGGGCGATCCACTACCACGGAGTCAAGTGGGAGAAGTATGTTGTCGTGGACCCAGACACAGACAAGAAGCTACAGAAGCGAGGGTGGCGATACAGCGACCCCAAGCGTGGTGGGGCACGTATCGGCACCTACGGTGGACGCCTTGTGGAGAACGCCACTCAGGCTATAGCTCGGGACATCCTAGCGGAAGCGCTCGTGCGTCTGGACGAAGCTGGTTACCAAGTCACCGGCCACGTACACGACGAGGCCATCGTAGAGGGAACCGACCTCGAGGAGATCAACCGCATCATGACGCAGGTGCCCCGTTGGGGACGAGGCCTGCCTATCGACGGCGACGGATACGTCGCAGACAGGTACAAGAAATGATTATCGAGAAACATCCTGGTTGGGGTAGTTTTGCAGGATGTGGTGGGGTATACTCATAACTATGAGCTTCCCCACACGCACCTACTCCACTAACGGCCACACGGTCGAAATCACCAAGACCGCTTGTGAAGCAGTACCGAGCCAGGCCAGCTACAAGGTCAAGGTCGACGGCCAATTCGCCGGTCAGCCTGGAACCTTGAAGCGTGCCAAGGAATTCGCAGCCCTGAAGATCCGCATGATCGAAGCAGCCGCATGAACGCCACACGCACCTGGGAAAAGATCGAAGCTGGTCTGTACCAGTCAAGCGACGGAGTGCTGGTCGAATCCTGCCGCCACTACGGTGAACAACGTGAAGGTTGGTACAGCACCTATCCGGAAGAGCGCATCCCAGGTGGTTGGAATCTGACCCTCAAAAGCGCAAAGTTGGATGCCGGTGCGTAGCCAACTCAAGATCCGAAACTCAACGAAGAAGAACGGGAGCGTTCTATCGGAGGTCAAGTTTCCGCAGGGGTTGCCGTTCGAACATAGGAACCTGGGTAGGGTCTCCGTGAGCCGGGTTCGTATCTGGTCTCGTCCAGATGGGAGGATGCACCTGGGTTCTATGAACATCGGAAACGGCAACGAACAGAAGTGGGTCGAGACTTCTCTGTTCGAATTCGACCCTCGGCAACTCATTGACGTCCTGGCCCCCCACGTACTCGAATCTGTAACTAAGTACAAGCCAGGTCATTTCGAAGGGAACGACGCATGACTGATTGGCGACTCCCAGAGAACAAAGAGCACGCCTTCTTGGCTTTCTACTGGTTCCATCTCGAGCACCGCAGCCACCCAGGAATGGTGTACTCCTTCTTGCCGGCAATCGCCGACGCCTTCGACCTCGACGACGACCAGCGTGCCTGGCTCGTGTGGCTGAACGGCAACACTCAGAACGCAGTGACTTCGCTGATGTTGCTCGAGGTTGCCCCGACGCCCAACGACTGGAAGAAGGCAGTCGACTTCTGGAACGAGAACTTCAAGAAGCTTGAGTGGGACACTGACCGTCGCCACCAGAAGTCCAAGTTCGGCGAGGCCACCGAGGCCTGGTTCATGGACTTCGGATACCGACCATCAACCGACTGGCTCAAAGCTGGCGCTCGAGGCTGGAGCCATACGTGGAAGCACGCCTTCAGCCAGCCGTACATGGGCAGGCTCTCTAGCTGGTCGATGATCGAGTACGCACGTATCCTCCTGGGGCAAGATATCCCCGACTCCGACACGTGGATGCTCGAGGACAAGAGCGGTTCCAAGTCGCACCGGAATGGCATCGCCGTCGTCAAGGGATATGACGCCACTTACTGGGATGCCGACACCCCCGACTTGCTCGGCATAGTCGGCGAGCTCGAGGACTATGCAGACCACCTACTGGCTCGCGTCGACCACCCGGACGCCGGACGCCTCACCATGGAGTCGGCACTGTGTACGTTCAAGTCCTGGCACAAGCCGAACCGACGGTATCCGAACGTGTACGCCGACATGATGTACACCCGTATCAAGAAGGCAGAGGCTCGGTTCGACCGTACCTTCGACCTCCTCTGGGAGACCCGAAAGTACGACCTCCCCGAGTACCTTCGACTCGAAGACCAGTCGACCGACCCAGGCGTTGCCGGGGTCAAACAGAACTGGTTCCTCGAGACTGGTGAGGTTCACTACCTCCACCACGTATCCGATCTCTTCGAGCCATCTGGCTTGGAGCTACAAATCATTGCTGGCGACAAGCTGGCCCCACGAAAGGACCAAACATGGAGCTGACCATCTGCGAGAAGTGGACCCTCTACTGCCCGGAACCAACCGAGGAAGGGCAGTGGTTCCTAGACTACGTGCTGCGTTCACCCAGAGATGCAGGCATTCACCTCACAGCAGGGTTGAACGCATACCAAGCGCTGTCCGAATTGGGTGTCAAACCTGATACAGCAATGGAGTACTTCGGCGGTATGGGTGCCCAGTCCGGGATGATCCAACACTTCTTCTCAGTACGTTCGCACCTGGTCCTCGACAACAGCGAGGAGGCAGTCAGGCACATCGAGTCGAACATGGAAGGGTACGACGTCGTCGCTAGTTGCGAAGACAGCTACGACCCCGCCAGCTACCGGCCTGCCGACATCGTCGGGTTGGACTTCGGCGACCTCACCGTTTGGAAGACACGGGAAGGAGAGAAGCATCGTGAGCTCCTCGACCGTGTCTTCGCCGGCAAGCCGAAAGGTGTTGTTCTGACAGACGTCGCCTGCCGGTATCTGCACCTGCATCGGGAACGCTACGAAACGCTCCTCGGGGCTGGCACTTGTGCCGACTATCCAACGTATCTCGAGGCGCTCGCCGACCGGCTCGAGGAGATCTACGGATACGTCATGGTGGCTGGGTTCCACCACCGTTGGTCTACCGTCATGGCGCTACGACCTGAAGGCGTGCGAGGCGAGTTCATCCCGACGCCGGAGTCGCCTGTCGGACTTGTGGTCACTCGATGAAGACAAAGATCCACACAGAGCTCACGCCGGTAGAGTCCCGTGGTGGGCGTCTATGGAAACGTGAAGATGCACATCGCAACGACTATGGGGTGAACGGTAGCAAGTACCGGGCATGTCGCCACCTACTGACCCAGGCCATCTTGGATGGGTACACACACGTCGTCACTGCCCAAGCCACAGCCAGCCCGCAGTCTTCGATCTGTGCTACGTTGTGTGAGGAGCTGGGTCTGGAATGCACTGTCGTTGTCGGAGCCAGTAAACCACACACCGCAATCAAGCATCCGAACATCGCTATCGCTATGGCAGCAGGAGCCAACCTCGACACCGGTTGCCGAGTGGCCTACAACGGGACTCTTCAACCCTACGCTTCGAGGCTCGCTGAGGAGCTCGGAGCATATCAGCTGCCCTACGCCATCACCTACCCAACGAGCGGGACGAGAGAGGGACTCGAGGCCTTCCTCGCAGTAGGTGGAGCGCAGGTGGTGAACCTACCCGACAGCGTCGAACGTCTCGTCATCCCGTTCGGCTCAGCAAACACAGCTTGCGGGGTGCTCTACGGGTTGAACGAGAAACGACCAGCCAACCTCAAAGACATCTACTTGATGGAGATCGGACCGAGCCGAAGAGATTGGGCGATGGAGCGACTAGAGATAGTGGGTAAGGAGTTCGAGTTGACCAGCGTCAACACTCACTTCATCACGCTCCACGAGGTGTGGGCCAGCTACAGCGACCAGATGCCGGAGACGATGGAAGATATCGTGTTCCACCCATGGTACGAAGGGAAGATGATTCGGTGGCTCAATCTCGTTCAGCCTGATTGGTGGAACCTCCAAGACGAGACCACCTGCTTCTGGATCGTAGGTGGTCCATCGTGATCGAGTTCGAAGCCCAGTTCAAGAGCGACTGTGGCAACTGCGAGTTCCCGGTAGAGAAAGGTCAAGCTGCAACCTTTGAGGACAACGAAGCTGTACACATCAAGTGCCCCAAGGTTCGCCCAGCGTGCCCTGATTGCTGGCTGGTGCACGGCACGGCTCAGGAGTTCTGCGAATGAGGACTGATGACTTCCTCGACTTCGTCGTCGAGCGCCACCGCATCTGGGAACAGAGGCAGGCAGGCACTGCCCAACCTTGGACCGAAGACCCTGTGCTCGCCAACCGCAAGTTCACCAACGTCTTCCGGGTGCTCGATCCAGGCACTCAGTTCCTCTTGAAGGACCTCTTTGAGCCCGACCTCAACCCTCGGGACACCTTGATGCGAGCGTTCCTCTACCGGCATACAGGCAAGGTAGAGACGTGGGAGCTGCTGGACCTCATGGTCGGCGAATATCCGACAGTCCCGATGCTCGAAGACGTCCGTAAGATCTGGCATGGGTACCGGGACACGAAGGCACCGTTCTTCACGAATGCGTACCTCGTCTATCCGCAATCTTCCACACCCGGTACAGACAAGCTCGACTCGATCGTCGACTTGACAAAGCGGCTGTTCACTCCTGGTTCGCCAGACGACATCATGCCGGAATGGCTCTCTGCTCAGACCCAGAAGGAGCGGTTCAAGATCCTTCGCCGCAACAAGGGCGTCGGCGACTTCATGTCAATGCAGATACTGACTGACTGGGGCTACCAATGTGGCGAAGATCGGGAAGACGAATTCCTCGTGCCTGGCCCTGGCTCTATCAAGGGAGCGAAGGCTCTCGACCCCGACGCCAAGACCATGGAAGTGGTGCGGCGTGTCGTGAAAGAAGTTCGTGGGGTAGCTTCTTCACCTCGGTTGGGGTACCGTTCACCAAGTCTCATGGACATCGGCTCTAATCTCCTCTGCGAGTGGAGCAAGTACGTGAGGTTCAGAGGGCAATCGTTGCCCAAGACCAACTACATCCCGGCTCACCCAGGTCCGCAACCGGACCCAGTGCTGCCGAGCTATTACACAGAGGAACTGATATGAACAAAGCGCAAGAGCTGGACCTGCTTATGGTAGACCCACCGCCAGGGTCGCACCTCAAGATGAAATTGGTGTACCCAGGCAGCCCGAAGTCCTATGTCTACGTGGCCATCTCTCTAGGCACTCTTTGGTACCTCAGCGGTATCAGCGGGTCATTCCCGTCTTGGGCTTCCCTGGTTAACTGGATGCAAAACAAGAACGCCGAAGTAATTTCAATCCAAACCGCAACGTCCTGGGAGGACCTACTGTAATGAACCACAACTACCAATTCAACAACGTCAACGACGCATTGCCTCGACTTATGGAGGCTCTGCTGGGAGACGGTGCGGAGTTCCCTTCTCGTGCCGGCAACACCAAAGAGTTGATGCACGTCGGTATCACCCTCCGGAAGCCTTGGCAGCGGGAGATCGCACTGCCTGGTCGCAAAGCCAACATCGCTGCGCAGATCATGGAGACCATGTGGGTGTTGTCGGGTCGCAACGACGTCGCAGGTCTCAGCCATTACCTGCCTCGAGCCATCGACTTCAGTGACGATGGCTTGGAGTGGCGGGCAGGCTACGGTCCTCGCCTGCGAAACTTCCACGGTGTTGACCAGCTTGCCTACCTCGTTGACACGATCGCTGACTCGCCTGGTTCACGGCAAGCGGTAGCGTCCATTTGGGACCCGACCGTCGACACTGAGCCCGGCAAAGACATCGCCTGCAACAACTGGATCTCGCTCAGTGCCAGGGACGGCAAGCTGGACGTTCACGTAGGTCTCCGCTCAAACGACGCCATGTGGGGTTGGAGCGGTATCAACGCTTTCGAATGGTCGGTACTACAGGAAGTAGTGGCACACATCGCAGGCCTGGAAATCGGATCACTCCACTTCTCCACAACCAGCTTCCACTTGTATGAGCAACACTGGGATAAGGCAAGTTCCCTCTCCAAGCTCAACGGCAACTTCATGTACGGTGACTCCCCAAGGTTCAACCTGAGTGGGTACAACGTGCTGAGCCGTTTCGACGAGCTTGCCCAGGAGTGGTTCGCACTCGAAGAAGACATCCGCTTCGGCCGGGAGATCGGCAACGCTGTCAACGACTTCCCCGAGCCGATGTTGCGGTCGTGGTTGCGGGTTCTTCAGTGGTACTGGTCAGGCGAGAGCATCTACCTGCAGCCTCTCCGACGATCAAACCTTTACCACGCTTGCCTGGAAGGTGTCAAGCCTGCCGGCAAGCACCAGGAAGAGCAGCTCGAGATCGTAGAACCCTACGACCGCATCGACGGTGAGTTCCTCGACTTCGTCAACCGACTGCACACCCAGAAGCACCTGGCATACGGTGACAGCTGGAAGCGTCGAGGCGAGTATATGATCCTCGCTAACATCGCCCGCAAGGTCGACCGCATCGAGAGCGGCAAGGACACTCCGGACGAGACCCAGGCCGACACCGCACAAGACCTGATGGTCTACCTCGCCAAATACAAGTCTTGGCTCAGCGGTGGAGAAGGCAACCCAGACGAGGTCCGCCTCATCCTCCGGGGACAAGAGAGCCTCTACTTCTCTACGGTAGATATCGTGAGCTTGTTCGATAACCTAGAGAACGCTCACGGACCAGCCTTCAAGATGAGCGTGGTGGACAAACTACTGAGCCAAGCCTACACCTTCGCCCTGTCGTTGTGGTGACCCGCTCCATCTACATCATCGGTGCGCCAGGCTCCGGCAAGTCGACGGCCATGGCCCAACTCCTCGAGGGTTGGGCCATGGGTCCGTACACTCGTTGGCAGCGGGAGATCTATGGACACTATCTCGAGCACCCCGAGAGAGGACGAGGAGCGTACCTCGGTCACCTTCGCCCCGAGTTCCCCGGAACGGACGCTCTCTCCCTCTCAGCAGGTCCTCGAGCGGTTGAATGGCTCGACGCTCTCCCACTCCTTGGGCTTGATTGGGTTCTGGCCGAAGGTGCTCGCCTCGCTCACATGGGTTTCCTACTTGCTCTCAACGAAGCCACAGACCTGACAGTCGTGTATTTGGATGTGGACCCAGAGGTTGCTGCCCAGAGGCGAATCGACCGGGGTGGGAAACAGCTTTCTGAAAAGTTCTGCAAGACGATGACCACTAAGTCGGCCAACATCTACAAGGGTTGCAAGGAAGCAGGCATAACTATCGTGAAGGATGTTCCTGCCTTGAGGTAGCTTTCCAGGAACAGTTGGGGTAGTATGATTGTCACTGGCCACAAGGGCTAGCATCTACCAAGGAGCAACCATGATCGCACTTAACGAAGCACCGGCCACTGCCAACCAGAAGAAGTACGCTCGTGACCTGCTTGCACAGCGAGTCGGCATCGAAGCTGCAGAAGAAGTCCGAATCATCTTGAACACCTGCCGGGAGCGTAACGCTCTGACCGCCAAGCTGCTTTCGGCCTGCATCACACAGCTGCTCAGCATCTCTCGCCGCACCTACGTGAAGCCCAACCCCCACCTCGATATGGAGGCAGGCGTCTACGTCCTTCCGAGTGGTTCGCTCGTCCGGGTCTACTTCGGCCAGAAGTCCGGCCAGCTGCTGGCCAAGGTCGCCATCGACGGTGAGCTCGTCTACAGCGGCACTGCCCGCAAGGTTCTTGCCGCTGGCAGCCGCAAGGCCACCGCCGACGAGATCGGTGCGTGGGGCCAGACCACCGGCACCTGCTTGATCTGCAGCCGCCACCTCAACGACCCCGAGAGCGTTGATCGTGGCATCGGCCCAGTCTGCTTCGCCAAGCTGTAACACCTGAAACCGGACGGCTTGGAGAAGCCTGGGGTTCGATTCCCCTACCGTCCACGCAATATCAACCCACAACGCCAAGGAGCGTGTTATGCCCAAGCAACCCACCAACATCCGGGATCTCCGTGAGTCAAAGAACCTGTCGCAAGACAAGGTTGCTGCAGCTGCCGGGGTCACGTACAACGTCTTCGTCCGGATCGAAGAATGCTCTGGAAAGACCACCCCGCAGGAAGTCTCCAACGTGATGACTGCCCTGAAAGAGATGGAACCAGGCACTCGAAAGCTGGCCGGTCGCCCGTTCAAGGACGCTGCCAAGGAAGCTGCTGTACGTGCCGCTCGTGAAACCGGGAGCTCGGTTTCTGAGGCGCTCGGTATCGAGCTCATCAAGCCTGCCCGGAAGAGGGCTCCCGCCAAGAAGGCTGCAGCCAAGAAGGATCCCGCAAACTCCATGGCTTCTGTTCTCTCAAAGGGACGTGCGAAGAAATGAACCTGGGCAAGGTCAAGCGAACACGAGAAGTTCTTGAGCTCGTGTTCGCTGAGCGGGAATCCCAGGAAGCCCAGTACGGGGAAGAGAATATCGACCGTCCGTCGGGGACAGGGCCGAGCACTTGCTGGCTCGGACCCTACACGGGAGACTCAGCGGACCAGATCCAGCGGACCCTGCGAACCGATTACGAAGAGTTCGAAGACGAGACCGGTCGGGTCACCTGGGTCCACCTCATCCGGGAAGAGATCGCAGAAGCGTTTGAAGAAGACGACAACGCCCGCTTGGCATCTGAGATGATCCAAGTAGCTGCGCTCTGCGTGGCATTCGTAGAGACCTTGGATACACCCCTCAGGTCTCCTCTGGCAAGCGAAGAGCAACTTGCGAACCCCTTGCGCCAGACAACCTGAGGGGAGCACGAGGCGGGTCAGAAGAGCGTGTCGGAACGCCTGACCCACCTCGTGCGATCTATTCCAGCTGCGCGGCGACCAGCTGGAGGATCTGAGAGTCCACTGATTGGGCCACCATATTCGCAGCCATCTCTGCGCCAGTTAAAGCGCCGTCAACGATCGGCGCGAACCCTGGCTGGCTGGGGTCGTGCGGCTGGAACATAACCAGCTGTCCGTCATGCTTCACGATGACCACCTCGCCGGTTGCTGGAATGTCGTTGCGCTTGTCAAGAACGTCGGCAGCAGACACCCCGTTGACCGGGGTGGTGCGGTCCCAGATTTCGTGCGTCCAGCGTGGCGTTTCGGCATCGGTGAGTGCGTCTGAGTCAATAGACTCGAATGCTGCCTGGATTTCTTCGTCTGTTGCTCTGGGGTGTGTGAATTGTATTGCGTTCTTTACGTCTTGAAGATTCATAGTTTCTCCTCTTTTAGGTTGCGGCCAGATAGCCGAGCAGGACGGCACGGCCGGGTGTGGGTCTGTCGCCGCCTGGGTCGTATTGTTGAACATCACTCGAAACCGATCCGGCCACAATTCCTCCTGTTACTAAAACGGAGCCGTCATTTAACGTGCTCTGCTTGTGGTAGTAGCGGATGGCTGGAAGTACATCTTTAGATGTCCAAGTGTTAGTAGACAAATCATATTGTTGAACGTCAGCCGACGCCCCGTAGTCGACAAGTCCTCCTGTTACTAAAACTGTTCCGTCACCCAGCGTGCTCTGACCGTGGTAGTAGCGTTGTGCGGGTAAAGCTGCTTTAGATGTCCAAGTATTAGTAGACAAATCGTACTGACGAACATCAGTATTAGCTGCTCCTCCTGTTACTAAAACGGTGCCGTCATTTAACGTGCTCTGGCCGTGCTGGCGCTGGGTGGCTGGCATTGCTGCTTTAGATGTCCAAGTGTTAGTTGACAAATCGTATTGTTGAACATCACTAGAAACCGATCCACCAACTTCACCGCCTGTAACTAGAACTGTTCCGTCATCCAGCGTGCTCTGACCGTGGTGGCGCCGGGTGGCTGGCATTGCTGCTTTAGATGTCCAAGTGTTAGTTGACAAATCGTACTGACGAACATCAGCCGTAGTTGATCCTCCTGTTACTAAAACGGTGCCGTCATTTAACGTGCTCTGACCGTGGTGGTAGCGGGTGGCTGGCATTGCTGCTTTAGATGTCCAAGTGTTAGTTGACAAATCGTACTGACGAACATCACTCGAAACCGATCCACCAACTTCACCGCCTGTAACTAGAACTGTTCCGTCATCCAGCGTGCTCTGACCGTGGTAGCGCCGGGTGGATGGCATTGCTGCTTTAGATGTTACGGACTTGGCAACGAAAGCCGTTTCAGGGATCTGTGTAGCGAGTGCAAAAGCTAAAGCATCCATTAGCTCAACGTCCTTGTCCGGCCGGTGAGTAGTCCAGCGGTGTAGGTCAGTGCAGTTGTCATTGTTACGGTCCCTTCAGGAGTGACGACTTCCTCAACCACGGTTGTAGGCAGGTCATCGGTGTACGTCAGCGTCGTTGTCTTCACCGTGGTGCTACCATCTTTCTCGACCACGCTCGTGAGTACACCTGCGGTATGTGTCATCGTGAGATTTCGCTCGTCGGTCGGTAATAGAAGCGCCTGGTGCTGCTGCACCGAGATATCCGAAGAGCCCTTCTGCATATACGGCGTGAAGTCTGCCACCGATACCCAGGCAGCTCCGTTGTAGCGCTCTAGCGCTGATGTGGTGCTGTTGTAGATAACTCGGCTGACCCACTCCTCCGCAGACGTTAGGGCATTCCGAGCGGTGGTAGTCATCGAGGCGATACCTGGGTTATCGTCTACCCACTGAGCGAGTGATTGAACGATGGTATCAAGCTCTGCGGCTGCGTCTGAACCCAGGGGGTACGGGACGCCTTTCGTGGTGGTGCTGGGCATATCTGCTGCTTCCTGCTATGCGGGGGTCAGGTCGGAATAGTCGCTAATCGTCCCGGGCTGGGAGTCGATTGTTCCGGTAATTGCGTTGATCTCGATACCCTCTTGAACTTCGTAAACGAACACTAGCCCAGCGGGTTTCAGTGCCGCCACGGCATCCTGAACCAGCTGAGAGTCCGGGGTCTCCCCGAGGTAGGTCCGGAGGCGGAACGTCCAGGCGCTGCCCTCGCGCTCATACAGTTCCACTCTGCGGGTTCCTGTGAGGTGCTGTTGCGCCGCTGCCCTAATGGCGGAGACGCTGCCACGGTTGAAGCCTGCGGCAGCTTTTATGCGAATCCGCTGGCTTGCTTCGTCCAGCCCGGTGATGGTCTCTACGCCTACGAACTGCGCGACCCAAGGGAGCGCAATAGCTGGAGCCTCGTCCACGTCTAGGAGCTTCCCCCAGCCTGTGTGGGTGTCGCTGTCACGAACGATGTCGTCTATGGCGACGATCGGATTGAACAGAGCGTAGACAAGCTGGAGCAGCTCGCCGCTCTCGTCTGCACGCGACCAGGGACCGAGGGCTGCGTAGGCTTCCTGGACGATGCGGGGAGCGGTGTCGAGCTCGATCATCAGGTTGCTGTTCCCGTCACTGAGGTAGCGTTAGGAAGTGGGGCTACACCAGCCAGAGCAACGTCAGCCGTGCCAGCGTCCAGCGTCAATGCGCTGACGTATCGAACACCCTCGACCCGGTTGAGGACCTCGGCAACTTCGAGGTACCTCACGACGTTCTCGCTTGATCTCCAGGTAGGAGTCGCCTCGTCACCGCCTGCCCATACAGAAGGCGAGAGATAGGTCTGCACAGCCAGTATGCTCGCGGCACCCAGGGCTGTGGTGTCGTACCCTGAGGAAGCCACGACCGTGAAGTCCACAGCGATGTCAGTGTAGGTCGGATCCTCTACGTGGATGATGAAGTTGATCTCGCGAAGCGTGGCGAGGTAGGCTTCTAGCTCGTCCTTGATAGTCGTGGAGAGAGCGACCCCGTCCACGTCTACGACCGAGACCGTGATCATCTTCTCGTTGTCCGAAGTGTCATCCGAAGGATTGTAATTGTCGGTCCCGATCGCACGGTACACACCTGCGATGCGTCGGCTGAGAACGGCTGCGTCCGAGGCTAGAACGAAGCGAGGAGTGAGCAGCTGCATCTCTGCCCGGAGGCGGGATAGGTAAGCAGCGTCGGTCTCGGCATCTAGCCCACCGCTCGTGGCACCTGAGGCAGTAATGGAGGAGACGAAAGAGAGGCTGTCCACAAGCTCCCACGCTCCGGGACCGAGACCGTTAGAATCGTCTCCCGCCACCAGCGACTGGATAACCACGTCGATGGCTTGAGTGTCTCCCGGGGCCACCGTGAAACTGTTCAAGGTGCTGAACGGAACCAGCTGGTCACCTGAGATTCGGTAGGCGACGACAGTCCCAGCTTCGACGGTGTAGCCTGAGTTGTCTTGCATCGTCCACGTCGTGGCTGTAGAGGCTCCCACTGCTTCAACGAAGACTACACTGACCAGGCTCTCCCCGAAGTACCGGAAGATCGTATCGGGAACGATGTTGCCAACGTTGCGGGTCTCTGCGTTTATGCGTGAGGCGACCTCAAGAAGAACGACTTCCAGATGTGCCTCTTTTGGTTCAAACCCTGTGACGTTCGCAACGAGAGATTCCAGCGCTTCGTCCACGAGGACGTCGGGGTCAGTCTCGAATGGGATGCCGATGTAGCCTGCCATCAGTCTCCTGCTTCCCGGACATCTATCGACAGTGTTCGCACCATAGCTTCTACCTTATCGGGTTCCTCCTGTAGAAGGACATCAATACGGTCGTCCCAAGTAACGGCTCGGTCGATGAGATCGTTCTCGTCTATCTCCGTCTGGAACGTAGGATCTTCGACCCCGAATTCAGGCACCTCCAATCTTTCCCCCAGTGGGGTCAGGAACAACACTCGAACGTTCTGTTCAAGTTCTTTCGGGGAACCTTGCTCGTTCACTGAAGCTTCCCCGTTCACAGTGAACCTGAAGGGGAACTCAAAGTGTGGGATCTGAACGTGAGTCACGGCCACCAGCCTAGTACCCAAGGACGTTCCACGCCGCCACCCAGAAAGAGAACCAGCACTCTGTCACCTGCAGTGGGTACTGTTTCTGAGTGGTCGTGGGCGTCTGGCCCGAGATCTACACGGCTCGTGGGCCAAGGCGCTGGGCCGAAGACATACTTGCCTTCGTCCCAACCGTCTATCGTGAAGTACATCCCTTCAGCGGTGACGCTGTGGCACTCACCTTCCACGAAAGAGTTGGATGTTGACTGAGACCGCAAAGGCTGCGATCGAATGAAGGCGTCGATGTTCATTTGCAAACCTGATATGAGAAGTGCCAGGGCTCTCGCGTGCGACCTTTGGATGTGCCGTTCTTGAGTTGGTAATTGCACCAACCCTCCGACTCGAAAGCAGTGACTATTCTGCGGTAGGTGGGATCGTTGAGCCAGTTGGTTGGGTCTCCCTGAGGGTTCGCTCCCATTGCCCGCAGGTCTACGTCGACCGCTCGACCCTCGACATGTGCAGAATCTGAGGCCTTGCCGAACTTGGCACGGTCGCCGAGGAAGGCAACCCCTTGAACAGCTGTTGATCGGTACGAGTCGCTGATGGTGATCTGTACCCTCTGCCCCGAGGGGTTCTGCATTCCGAGAGCTATCTCCACCCGCCTGAAAGAAGCAGCTGCAGCGCTGGCCAACCGGTGCCCACCCTGCCCAATCTTCACGAGGTCTGCGGGGTCGTCGGGCCAAGTCTGCTGACCAATGGCAGATGCAGCGCCAACGGTAGAACCTCCAGCGTACGAAACAACTGAAACTGCAGAAGCCTCTGGCTCTGGGAGAACCGGCCTGGGCTTCTCCAACGATACGTCGGTGAACAGGCTGAACAATGAACGGGATGTCTGCGTAACGAGCCATTCCCCGTCGGCCGGTCCGAGACCTTCGACAGTCACTACGGTACCGATGGGAACTTCCCAGCGAGCTGCCCGTACTCTCGCTGACAATGTGGCTATCGTCTTCCCCGTATCGAAGTCGAAGTTGATACTCTCTACACCCTTGCTACCCTCACGTAGGGTGTAAGAAGAAGCCTGCTCGAACAGAGCTGTTTCAGGGGTGTATGCGATGGTGCTGTTGTTTAGGACATACCTTCGCCAACCACGCTCTTCAGCGATACGTCCGAGAGCTGCCCATGAGTCTTCCGGGATGGCTTCGGTTGCAGTTGCTTCTACGGCAGGTTGACCTCTAGTGAGTTCAACCTTGCTCTTCTCGCTCGAGCGGAACTTGGCAGGTGTCTCAAACGACAACCAAGGCTCTTCTTTCACGAGCCGTTCTGCGAAGTCGATATGGGTCAAGGTGTTGGCCCCCACCTTCAACGGTTTGTCGTGGCGACGCAGCGCTGCTACCGGGAGGTCTTCCATGACCACAGTCAAGGCAGGACCACTCTTCCGAACCTGCACGAGCTCAAAACTGAATTCGCCCACCTTCACGACCAACTGCTGCTTGAACAACCCACTATTCAGGAGCTTGTTGGTGTCGTCGTACAGCTCTAGCGTTAGTGTGCTGGCACCCTCGATAGTCCGGGACACGTTCGCTTCTTGGAGTATCTCAGCAACGTCACTCTGCAGGGTCTTGCCTTCGAGGAAGAGGCTGTTGAACCCATTCAATGTCGCCAGTGCTTGGTCGGCTGCGCTGCTCATGGGAGCTTCAAAACCTGACCCACTTGGATGCGGTTCGGATCTCTGATATCATTGAGCGTGGCGATCTCGGTGTAGCGTTTCCAGGAGCCTAGCTGAACCTGCGCTATCCGACCAAGGGTGTCGCCCTTCTTGACTGTGTAGGAACGAACGGCAGTTGCTGCCGTCTCAACAATCTTTTCTGTGATCCGGGTCGCGGGGGAGGGGGAAGCTACTGTCGAAACGAGCACGTCTGCCTCAACGTATTCCATCAGAACGACGGTGGCCGATACTCGGAGAAGCTTCCCGTCGCCCGACCTCCGGATAACCGATACTGGGTCTTGCGTGATTGTTTGGATGACCCACAGGAGGTCGGTCATGGGTACTGGCCCAGAGAGGCGAACAGGGGAAGGTTGCTTGGTCGGTCCGACCTGTTTTCTCATGATGTTGCTGAGTGTACCGTAGTCACGTTCCTGAGGCCGGTTGCTGGAGAGTCCATCGAACATCAAGGTGATGGTCATCTGATATGGGTTGTACCCTGCCCAGGTTGTGAAACCTTTGTTCTTCGGTCGGGTGATAACCACCCAGCCGCCGTCAGCTTCGGTAACTGCTGCAGAGGCACCTAGAAGGACGCTGACGGGACGATTCCCGCTCTCGGCCACTACGGGGCTGAAGGTCACTTTCGGAGTCATGCTCGGGCTACCCTATCCCCTGCGTGGTCGTACACAGCCTCAGCGATAACCTTGCGGTCTAGGACGACCTGCAGAGTGATCGGTTCGCTAGACCCACCGCCAGTGAAGGGAGGTGCCATGTTGCGTACGTTGTCGGTCATCGGAACGACCGAAGCAGCCTCTGGGAGGAAGACGATCTCTTCACCTGGCAGCATATTGACTAGGCCAGCGGAGGTTGTCGTACCTCCGCTGTGCAGCTTGCTGATCTCGTCAACCTGCGTTACTTCCAGACGGCCACCGCCGATGGTGCCGATGCCAGGGATATTGAACTCAGGTATGTCGAAACCGAGCCCGTTCCATTTGCGGATGATCCAGTTGAGGGTGTCGATGAAACCGTTCCTCAAGCCGTCCCACATACCGCTGAGTGCGTCAGTGGCACGCCCAGGGATGCCTTCTAGGAAGCCGACTGCCATGTCGAACTTCTCTACGATCCAATCGTAGACACCTGTGACGGTCGACTTGATTGTTTCGAAGTGCGTGACGATAGCTAGCACAGCTAGGCCGACCGGTCCGACCAAGATAGCGAGCAGCAACTTCCAGTTATCCACGACCCAGTTGAAGACTCCCATAACTACAGCCTTGACTGTGTCGAAGTTCTTGATGATCGCCACTGCAGCTAGGCCGAATGGCCCACCAATGATCACGAATAGCTTGGGCCAGTTCTTCTCGACCCACTTGTAGACAGTCATCGCGATGTTCTTCACCGCTTTGAAGGCACCGTCTACGATCCTTCGGAAGGTCTCGCTGTTCTTGTAGGCATAGATCAAGCCTGCAGCCAGGCCAGCTATGGCGACGATGATGAGGCCGATTGGGTTCGCTGTCATCACCACGTTCAGGAGCGCCTGCGCAGCGGTAACGGCTCGGATGATTCCGGTTACGACCTTGAATGCGATGAACCCAGCGAGCAGGGCAGCCAGCACCGGCTGGAGTATCTCACCGTTCTCAGCAACCCAACCGAGGCCAGTTGCCAGGAGCTCGATAGGACGGATACCTTCGGGGACCAACTCGTTGAATTCGGTGAGGACAGGGACCACTAGGTCTGTCCATATAGTGCCGAGCGATTCGAAGATCGACTGGAGCGCCTCGACAGTACCGGTCAGCAAGTCGCCAGTACCGAGCATCCCGTCTAGCTCTTGGGTGACCCCCAAGATACCGCTATCCTTGAAGGCTCCGGACAGCTTTTCCCAGAGGTCTCGAACGATGATGGCGACCCCACCGAGCTTCTCCATCACACCCAGCAGTGTGCCAGCATCCTCGGTAGCTTCCCCACCTCGGAACACGTTCATGAAAGCTGCCCCGAGTAGGGGAGCTGTCTTGGTCAGCTCTTCGACTATCGGGCCAAGCCTCTTGTTCAATGCGGTGACGAGCTTGTTTGCCTGGGGGAGCATCGCCGAACCGATTGCTGTACCAGCTTCTTTGAGTCGCCCAGTGAAGGCACGCCATTGGTTGGCCAAGCCGTCGCTCGTTCTGGAGAGGTCGCCCTGGGCGTCCCCGAGATTCGCCAAGATGAACTTCTGGCGGAGTGCCACCTTCTCGCCTTCGGTCATCTGCGCTGTGGTCTTCTCGAGACCTTGCTCTAGAGCGAAGGCATCAAGGCTTGCGGCGGACATGAAGATACCGAACTTGCGCAGTCCTTCTGTCTCTCCGGAGAGGCCTCCCTGGAGCGATGCGAAGACGTCTTCAGGGGCAGCGTTGTAGAACGAGCCGAGGTCTAGACCCGCTTGCGTGAGCGAAGTAGAGAAGGATGCGAGCTCGTCGATAGGTACCTTGGCTGCTTTACCGAACACGCCGAACTGACGAGCGGCATCTTGAAGCTCTGCAGTGGGGATACCGAAGTCCTGGTTCAACGTGTCGACGAAACCTTGAACCTCAGTAGAAGCAGGTCCGAAGACGGTGTTGAAAGCGCTTGCGGTCTCTGCAGCGTTCATGGCGAGGCCAACGAACTTCACAGCCGCCACCCCAGCCGCTACTGTCAGAGCGCCGATTGCGGCAGCGCCGACCTTGGCTACTTGCATGACGCCGCCGATGCCTGCTTTCAGGATCCCCATTCCTGAACCCATTCGGCGACCAGACCGGTCAGCTTTATCAGCTTTGTCGCCGATTTCCTTGATCCCCTTCGAGGCCTTGTCGGCGTCGTTGGTGAACTGCTTCCGGTCTTTCAGCTTGAGGCGTGCGCCAATCTCTTCTTCAGCCATCTCGACGCACACCTCCTTCCATTAGTTCTTGCCGCCGAACGCTCTGGCTACGCCATTCTGCACAGTGGCTTGCATGTTCTTCCAGTGGTTGTTCTCTTTCTCGCTTCTTCGCTCAGCTGCTTCCTGGAGAATCTCTTTGGCGACGAGCCTGTCGACACCCTCCAGGTTCAGGTAGCTGATCGGGTCCCAACCGCATTCTAAGGCGAGCGCACCGTCCTGAACCGCAGCCCGGTAACGCCCGTTCGTCATTCCCCCAAGAGGGTTGAATCTGCTTCTGTCTCGCGGTACCCACTGAACTTGATCAGCTCTGTAGAGGCAGACAAGATGTCGCCTTGAGTGAGGAACAGTGCGCTCACAACCTGGCGAGCTGTGGGGTGGCGCCCACCGCTGCCTTCCACACCGAGGTTCTCTGCGAGGTCCCCATCAAACAAGGTGGGGTCGCCATTCTCGTCGCCGGGACGCAGGCTGTATTCCTCGCCGTCGACAATAGCGACGACACCTGCGCAACCTCGGATCAAGATGTCCGTATTGGAGTCGAGCTCGACCTCAGCTTGCTTATCCCGCTTGGCCTTCTCTACACGGGACTGTGCAGTCCGGATGAAGCTGTGCGTCACCGGCTTGTACAGAACCACGATTGTGGGGTTGTTCCAACGAGGTACCGGGAGACGAAGAATCTGCTCCTTGAGTACCTCCTCACGACGTTCCTTCAGGCTCGACAAGACGCTTGGAGCTGAGCTCCAAGATACCTCTTCGGAGCCGACACGCTCTTCATGATCTTCCATTGGTCTAAGCCACGCTTCCTTCTGTGCTGATTTCGATGTCCCAGATTTGGGCACCGCTGCTGTTGCTGTCGGTATCACCCGGCATCACTGCCTTGAGGATACCGCCATAAACCATCGGCTGCCCCCAGGGGTTGCCGTCTGCGTCGAGAGGCTGACGACTGACGACGCACTTGGCGCTGCCGGTCTTGTTCATGAGGCTGCTCATGTAGCCCCAGTCCGCTCGGTCGCAAAGACGCGAGAGGGTCAGGTTGCCGATCGACTTCGACCCGCCGAGAGACACTTCAGGTTGCATCCCGCCTGGCTTGTACTTTGTCTCTTCGCTGTCGGAACCACCTCCCGAAAGCGTGTCCCACACGCCCATCGATTGCCCGTCAATTGTGACGGTGTTGCTCCATTGATCCTGCCTCATTACAGCTCCTCTGTGGTGGGAATCTTGACGAATTCCATGTAGACGATTTCGGCGAACTCTGTCATCCGCACGCCGATGACGGCAGAGAGTTTGCGTTCGGCGAGCGACTCTGGCGTGTTCACGGTGCTTCCCGTGTCCACGACGAAGGCTTCGGCGGGGGTATCGCCGAACAACGCTCCGAGGTTGTAGTAACCGAGAAGCATGCCTGTGAGGACACCTTGGTACTCGGCGATCTTGGCCTTAGTGATCTGAGTGAAGACGAAGGGTTCTGCCTTCTCGGCTGCGTCTGCTTCGAGAGCCATTCGCAGCCGAGCGCTCGCAGCGCTCAACCATCCAGCGGTCGAGCCGTTAGGACTGACCATGGTTCGGTACCCATACAGCCGTTGAGTGCCACCTACTTCTCGGAAGACGTTGACGCCTGCCAGGTTGAGGGTGCCTCGTTCGGTGTCGCTCCAGTTGACTCGGTTCAAGCCCAGGCTGAAAGATGGGATTCCGTTGACACCTGCAGCAGGCTCGTTGGGGTTCCCTGTGGCTGCGTCGTGTGCAGCCATGAGAGCTGCGACAACAGCGCTCGGAGGGACGATACGGGTGGTGCCGACAGTAGCACCCGAGATGACGTTCCAACCCTCTACGAGGAAAGCGTAGGACATCTCCTGGTCTGTCAGCGTGGCTTTGACCGCAGTTGAAGCGTTGACGAGGTCAGCCGCAACACTGCTGTCTGCAGAATCGATCAGTGCGAACCGGTTGGTTACAGCTGCGTGCTTGACTACTCCGGTGTGTGCAGCCGTCGTGGTCGAGCCTGGGATTGAAACCTGCCCAGCGCCTGCGCCTGCGGGAATGAGATTCAACGCTGCGATGCGGTGAACGTCGGTGATGTTTGCGCGATCGTCGTCGCCACCAGCCAGGTCTTTTGCCGTTGCAGCAGCAGGTGCCACAGAGCCGACTGCACGGAGCCGGATGTAAGCGTTGGTCGCTGCCCAGGTAACTGCCTCGGTGGGCAGCGTGAACGGGGGAGAAGTCTCCAGGAGGGTGGTGTCTTCGTAGATGGCCAGGGTGAACCGGGCATCAGCGGTAACCGCGACGAGGACCGAGTAGTCCGAGGTGCCTTCGCCGACGCTGTCAGCCTCGAGGCTGTCTGCCGCAGCAGCACCTTCAAGAGCGACGGTCGCCTTTGCGGCAGCTGGCCCGACGACGCGAATCATATTGACTGCGACGCCACCGTTGCGGAAGTATGTCTCGACCGAGTCACGAACACCATAGGCGACTCGTGCGCCGAAGTGCTTGTCGAAGTCGGTCAGGTTCTTCAGCAGGCGGGCAACATCCGTCGGACCACGCTCAGCGAGAGCTGCAATGTGCCAGGTGCCCGTCGGGACGGTGCCTCCTGGGGTCGGTGCTGCAGCTCTGCTGACGATCAGTGTACCTGGGGTCGTCATTGGGTTTCTTCCTCTCCGGTGGTGTCAGTGCTCGCCGAACGGCTTGACTGCTTTTTCGCAGGTGCGCTCTTGACCTCGATTAAGAGACCCTGAGCAACTGCAACCTTATTGTGTGTGATGTTGAGATTCACTCCAACGGCTTCTTCGCCGGGAGCGAGCGTGCGTCCGTCGTCGAGATCAATCGGGTGGCTCGCCACGTTCAGAACTTTGGACATGTCAAACTCCTTGAGTGGTTTCTGTTTCGACTTCTACAAACGTAGCCCGGGATCCGGGGTCGGGGATGGGATCAGCGAGCGGTTCGTCTGGGCCACCCATGGGGTCGATGGTTCGCTGAACCTCTACAGCGAATTGAACGCTCCCTGCAGCCAACGTTCGAAGCATTTCGTTCGGGACTTCATCGTAGCGTTCCCCGAGCCAATCGGTGGCGGTCGCGAAACCTCCCAAGCTGGAGTTCTGAACGACCGAAGCACGTACTGCAGCAGCGTACATTTCAGCGAGCTTGAAGGTTCCTTCTCGGTCCTGCCCCGAAACCACGCAACCTACGCTCAACGCCCAAGTTGCTACGTGGGATCCTCCCAACCTCTCAGGTTCCGTTGCGAGGCCGGGAGCGACGATAACGCAAGAAGGCATCTGGTTCTCTGCGTACTTGCCTCCGGGGAGATCCAAGGCGCTGACCCAGGACTTGAAGTTGGGTAGCTTGGACGGGTCTAAACCCTCCAAGCGAGCGACCTCAGCGAGGTATGTCGGGAACCAGAGCTGAAGGTGGGACCTCATCGCGTGGCGTACTTTCGTGCCGCTGACGATTGGTCCGAAGATATTGGTCTCGCTCACCCGAACGCTCCGGAACCGACGAGGTGCGACTGGAGCATCTTGAGTATGTTCTTACGCAAGACATCCGACAGTTCAACAGGGCGACGCTGAGGCATGCGAGCTCCAGCTTTCTTCTTCTTCTGGTGATAGATTCCGTATGGTACCTTCGAGCCGAAGAACATCTCGTCCGCTGAAGAGCGGAAGACGTGGTCTGGGTGACCCTTCTCAGTGAGTGAATCTCGGAGACGCAACGTAGCGTGCAGGATTCGGGGGTCCAAGTTTCGAGCAGCCTTGTACCGGACGGTGGAGGCAGCGAGAGGCTTCCAGCCTCCACTGTATCGACCTTGGTAGGAGAACTGTTCCTTCTCTTTCTGGAGAAGGTAAGTGTGGATGTCGTCAAACGCTGGACGCATGTCCGCAGCGTTGTCTCCCACTCTTAGGATCTCCCGGGAGAACTGCGTCTCCCCGAAGACCTCGAGGTCAAGCCTCATGGGTAGGTTCCCCGAAGGTTCGGAGGAACGTTGTAGGTTCCCGGAGGAGGACCGAGGAGAGTGTCCAAGGTGTTCGTGACGGGGAAGCCGTAGGACGGAGGAGCGGAAGAAGAAGAGGACTCTCCAGGGAGTTCTCCGGCGATGGCTCGCTTCAAGTCGGCAAGCGCTTCTGAATACAACCCACGGATCTGATCATATGGGCTGCTTCCCTGAGATACCATCTCCGGGAAGAAGGACAGTTCGATTAGCATCGCTACTTTGTAGGACGCTACGGTCCCTGCTTGCACCCAGAACGAGGAAAGTATGTCCGATCCGATTGCCGATGCGAGGCTCGACAGCGAGCTCGTGATAAGCTCGAGGACCTGTTCTTCATCGGGTCGGGTGTCGTCGTTGAAAGTGCCGACCTCATTACCTTCGGTGTCGCGGGTGCGAGCACGAAGGAGAGAACCAACGCTTGCTACATCTACGTTCCAGTCGGAGGTCGGCACTTTCAGCTACTCACTTCGTGAATTCTGCAGCCGCTTCGGCTGCTTTGACGATGGATACTCTGACAGGCTCGTTCCGTGAGACGGAGCGGCGACCTTCAGCCTCAACGATGGTTGCGGCAACGGCATGGTTCTCGGAGATGTACTCGATGACATCTTTGGCGTTGCCATCAACAATGGCGTCTGCAGCTTCGGCGGAGATACCATCGGGGGTCGAGCTGTCCCCGATGAGGTCAGCAGCTTCTTTCGCTGCAGCCTCAGCGTCGAGAGCTGTTTGGAATTCAGCTGCTTCCGCAGCCTCCTTCTTCCCTGCGTCGTCGAGGGGTTCGTGGCCTCCCCCAAGGTGCTGGTTCTGCTCTTCCTGGCGTACCTTGACCGTAGCCTGTGCAGCTGCGATCCGTTCCGCCATCTCTGGTCGCTCTGCAGCGAGGTCATTGCTTTCGTCTTCGGTCGCTCCGATGACCCAGTTAAGGATCTCCGAATCCGACGCAGTGTGGGGGAGTAGGGACATGGTGCCCGGTCGTTCCAGGACTACTCCTGGAAGGACCGTGGCACCGAGTGCGTCCAGGCGTTCTACCTGGTCGTCGGGAATGTCCACGGTTTGCCCTCGGAACGCTGTCTCGAAGGAGGATCTCTCCCCCTTCTTGACAGTGTACCGAACGAGTGCGTGGCGGATAGTGCGCTTCATGGGAAGCCCTTTCTCAGTGGCCCGTCGACCGAATGACGGCGAAGGGGTTGTTGACGAACATGACCGGACGAACCGAGCTCTGCACCCAGGTGCGCTCAGTCCCATTCTCGCGCCACGTCTCGGTGGCCAGAGCCTGCTCGAGACGCATCTCGCCAAGCTGACCTTCCGCGACATAGTAGACGGTGCCGGCAGGGACTCGGTTGGAGGCGTAGGCCTCGTCGAATCCGTTGTCGATCAACATCTGCTGCAGGGAAGCCCCGTAGAAGAGGCGCATCTCGTTGAGCTGAACCGGGTTCATCAGAACGACGTTGTACTGAATACCCAATTCGCGCTGGTCGGCGATGAGCTGGCTCTTCCCGAGGTCTGCTCCAGGAGTCAATGCGGGTGCGGTCGGGTCGCTGCCATTCGGGATGGCCTCGCTCCAGTCGTTGCCCGTGAACTCGGAGAGACCACCGTTGCCGGCGATTGCTGCAGTCACGACCTCGATTGCACGAGCGTTCAGCTTTCGAACGATCGTGTTGGCGAGCTTGATGTTCTCGTTTCGGAACGCCGACTGGTCGTTGCGGTCTCGAGCTTCGTCGGTGAAGTAATACTTCCCGCCGAACTTCTCAACCTGTGCAACCTTCGGTGCCCGACGGGTGCTCGTGACGATCGGGAACTCGCCACCTGGGGAGACGGGTTCAACGTCGCGGTCCAGGTACAGCTCGTTCTCGGTGACCAGGTCGTATACGACTGCGCCGCCAGTGACGCCACCCTCGCTCGTGAAGAGCCGGTCCAAGATGAACCGCTGCAGGGTGAGGTCCTGCAGGAAGTTGGTGATACGGGTCGGCTGTTGCAGCATCGTATCGATGGTGATCGTGTCGCCCGTGACGACGGGTGCCGCCAACGGGTGCGCGACCGGGTTCGGGGATGCTCCGGCGAAGACCGGTGCAGGTGTGTTGTGCTTCATTGTTACCAGCCTCCTCAGGCGATGTGATTCGTGAGTTGAACGACGGCGTCAGCCTCGTCGGCTGCGCCCGTGAGGACGATGCCGCAAGCTCGTGCGTCGGCGACCGCGACGACTGCAGCGCCATTGGCGTCTGCGGTGATCGAGTCTCCTGCTGTCAGGGCTGCGCCTGCTGTGATCGGAACAATCATCCCCGAAGAAATCGTGATGATTGTTACCTTGGCGCCAGTGAGAGCGTCCCAGCTGGCAACGCCGAAGGCTTGCTCGCCTGCACCCGTGGGTCCGACGGTGTATGTGCCGTCGGCGTTCTTGTCGCCAGAGATCGAGACAAGCGTCTTGCCTGCCACACTGGCCGAAGCTGTTGCGGTTACCCGCACAGCGTTCTCCATGAAGGGGATGAGTTCGTTCTGCATCAGTCTGAGGTCACTTTCACTCGGTCATTGCTTGTGGTGTGGCTGGCTTCGATTGCCCGCTTCCAGTTGGAAGGGTAGGCAGTCTCGTCTGCGGCTGCAACGTCGTTGCCTTCGCCAGTCTCGGTCACCGGCACGAGGCCAGCTTCGAGCGAGGAGATGAGAGCGCTTGCGCCGACGGGGTCGGCGGAGAGCATCGTCTCATAATGGACTCGGCGAGCAATCGGGAACTTGCCTGCCCGGATGGCCGTATCGAGAACAGCGTCTCGGTCGGCCTTGTCCTGGCGCTTGACGAGACCTGCAGCTGCGGCAACACCGGAGCGCATTTCTGCAAGCGTGGTGGCGTCCACCAGGACCATCCCCTCGGGAATGGATACCTCTGCGTCGGCGACTTCGCCTGCATCGGTCTCAGCTTTGGGGGTGTCGGCGGGAGCGTCGTTCGTCAAGTCCGGTTCGCCAGAGGCAACCTTATTGGCGAGGACGGCAGCCGAGATTTCCTCGTTGGTTGCTCCGGGCTCAAGGCCCAGGGCGATCAGCGCCTCATCGGTCAGCATGACAGTTTTCTCCTCTTGTTCGGGAATGTTGGATGCCGTCACTTTAGCTTCGTCTTCTGGGTTGGGTCGAGAAGTCCTCCCAGCATCCTCAGGAGTGGCGTGAGAAGCAGCGACGATCTGGCCTGCCTGGGAGGCTGCGACGAGGGTTCCGCCAGCAGCGACATACTGGACCTTCACTTCGACATGTTCGCCGAAGGAGATCTCGTCGTTGCTGTCGATAGACACGGGAACTTCCCAGAGGGAACCTTCGTCGTCGTCTACGATCAACGTCATGGGGTTGACTCGGACTTCCCGGCACCACCACCACATACCGTTCCCGCTCGCGTCGAGCATTGCGTAGTATGCGGTCTTGACGTTATCCAGATTCACCGAGGCTTTGACCTCAGCCCCTGCGTCAACATTCTTGTTTCGTCGGGTCTTCATGTCTACCTTTCGTGAGCGGAAAGCGCCAGCAGCGATTGCCGGCTCGGTTTCTTCCATTGTGTATAGAGGTGGTGGGTTCTCTCCCCAAAGAGCTTGTATGTCTTCGAGGGTATCGATAGCAGGGTAGCTGGTGCCCAGGAGAGCTACGCCAGTGAGAACCATATCCCACGTGTTACCGGTGCGGGTGGTGACGTCGAGGTTGCCTTCTATCGAGCGGCGAGGATATGCAGTGTACATGACCTTGGCGAGCCAGAGCGGCATGGCGACAAGGTCACCTACAAGAGTCTGGTCGTTGTTCGTCAGACGCAAGTTCTCGATTCGGCCGATGGCAGGCTGACCGTCGAAACGTGGGTCAATGTGACCCAGCTTGACGACCGGGGTGCGCACTGCTGGATCGTCCTGACTGGCTATGCAAGACTTGAGGTCTTCCATATCGAAGTCGAACGTGCCTGTAGACGTCGCCCAGTCGGTGCCGACCTCGAGGAGCTCGACGTTGGGGAGGGTGACGAGGGACGGTTGGGCAACGCCAACGTCACCCGGTTCAACGAGCGCTGCGTGTACGAGCTTGTTCTTAGATTTCACTGGCGATCACCTTTGAACGGTTGAGAACGATAACGAAGGTTTCCGAAGTTCGTTCAAGCCGAACAGCATCATACCCTTGGGACGCAAGTATAAGTGACGGGTCGTTCTCAAAGGGGGAACCGATGAACTCGTCAGACAACTTCCTCAGGTCTCTCGACGTAGCGGTGTACACCTTGGCGTCGGGAGCCATCGTCATATTGAGCTGTTTGCCGCCAGCGCTGAATGGGAGAGCTCGACTGATGTACTCTTCGAACTGTTCTTGCGTACCCTCAACCGTGTAGGTGCCTGTCCCTGAGATCCCGTCTCCGATGAAGTGGTTGCCGGTGAGGTACTGGGTAGCGAATTCATCCTCTGCCACGACACGGTGGAGGACGTCTGTGGGTCCGAGATCCGCTGCGTCTTGTACAGCGTCGATACTGTCGACGAGAGTGGGGAGCTCGTTGTACCCAAGAGCTTCGTACACCGCCAATGCCTTCTCCTTCTCGTCCCCGTCTACAGCGTTGAAGATACTCTCAAGCTCTCCTCGGTTCGGGGTCTCGGTCACGTCGTCGAGAGCATCTGGCGTCGGCTCTGGCGTCGGCTCTGGCGATATGTCATCGTCGCCTTCTTGGTACACGGCAACGAGCGTGCCGCGACAACGGGGTCCGCCCAGGCAGTCCTTGTGGCCACCGGTCGGGTACTCCTGCTCTGCCCCGAGCATGTCGTCGAACTTCTTCCCATCGATAGCGCTGCACCGTTCGCACGTGTTCTGGTCGAGGAGCTCGCTGGCGTAGATGGTAGAAGGCTTCTCTTTGAACACTGCTTTCCGACCAGTGTTCTGAGCTTGCGTCATGGAACCGCCGAGCATGTCGTTCAAGTACGCATCGCTCAGACCGTCCAGATGCTCCCTGACGGCGTCCACAACCTGGTCGGCGGCGAGGTCGGCACCCAAGTTAACGGCAACACGAGAGGCGCTGTCAGCTATGCCTCGGGAGAGGAGGTTGGCGGTAGACTCGGCTCTTGAAGCGAGCAACGGTTCGACCGTAGTTGCGGTGTTGACTGTTCCGATGCTGACGCCTTGAGCAAGCGCCTCCGCTCGGGCACCTACGATAGCGTCTTCCGCAAGTTCCTTCATCCGGTCGAAGAGAAGGTCCGCACCGAGGACGGGAGCTTCCAGGCGAGACAGAGCGACCAGGTCTCCAGCGTCAACCGCTGCGCGAACCTGCCGAAGGATATCTTCGATCTGTT